GCTGCTCCGGCTGCTCCGGCTGCTCCCGCTGCTCCGACTGCTCCGGCTGCTCCGGCTTAGAGAACACAGCGCCAGCAAAAGGTGATTACAAAGTTCCAATAGTTCCGGTTATTCCTAACATCCACAAGCGCATTTATGCAGCAGTTACAGCACCTTCCCCTAAGAATCCGCTAGATATGCGCGATTGGCACACCTGCGAGATGACGCATTGCCGTGGCGGATGGGTTGTTACGCTAGCGGGGGATGAAGGAAAAGCGTTGGAGAAATTCCACGGGACTTTACTGGCCGCGCAGTTGATTTACGAAGCTAGCGACACAAGCAGGAAATTTAATCCTTGCCGATTCTTTGACTCAAATGAAGAGGCGCTGGAAGATATGAAGAAATTGGCGGAGGCGCTATGACTCCCGACACTGAAATCGTCCCGCAAGGGACCGTCTCGATCATTCCCCCAACGGATTTGCCTAACCTAGACAATGCCATCAAAGAAACGGAACGTGAGTGTTCCGCGCTCATTCCTTTGGGCGCCAACATTAGGTCTGCGCAAGTCAGCGATGCGTCCACCTACGCACAATTAGGCCAATGGGTCGCCGAGGCCAGCTCGATCGAGAAGGTCCCAGATTTCAAGCTAGGACCGTTCCTCAGCCGAGCTCGCCGAGTCGTAGATTGGTTGCGCACCGAACAGAACAAGCACAGTAATTTGGCGCGAGAGTTGGTTGCTATCGGCAAAGGCAAGATGGCCGAGTACAAGCGCAAAGAAATCGCTGCAGCAGCCGAGGAGCAGCGCCGCATCAATGAGGAACGCCGCAAGGCAGCCGAGGCCCAAGCGGAAGTGGACCGCAAGGCGCGAGAGAAGGAAATCGCTAAGCAAGTGAAGGTCGGCGAGGTTGGCAAGCGTGAAGCGAATCAGTTGCGCAAGGAAGCGGACATCGAGGCCCAAGCAGCGAAAGCCAACGTGCCAGAGGTTCGTGTTAAGGCGAGCGTGCCCACAGTCGCGGGAATCCAGATTCGCGCCAACTGGAAGTTTGAAATAGTGAATGCGACTCTTATTCCCCGCCCGTTCCTGATAGCCGATGAGGTCGCCATAGGACAGCAGGTGCGCAAGGTCGTAGATCAAGAAATGCCCGAGACGCACAAAAAGAGAGTCGAAGCGTTGATACCTGGCATCCGCGTGTATAGCTGAGGGACTCGTGCCCCACCATTTCAGAAAAGATGTAACCGAGGCTTACGAGTTTTGCAAGACCTGCAACAAGTTGACGCTCCATTTCGTTTCTGACGGGCGCTTAGGTCGCTGTAAAGAGCACTCAGTGGGCGACGCAGACGGCTTGAGTAAAGAGCAGCGCAAGAGGCGCGACGAGCAAGAGAAAGAGAAAAGAGAACCGAGGTTGTTTTGATGTGGATAAACTTTTACGTAGTCGTTTGTAATCGTAAAGACCGCTTGGCGCGCACTCGATTGTTTGCCGACACTATTGCTGGACCGTTGGCTTACGAAAAACGCAAAGATGCGGACAATGCTGCGTCTAAAGCGCGAGTCATGTACGGTTGGGCGAAAGTTCTGCGCTGCGTGAGAGAGGCAGAGTGAACCGCACGCCTATCAAATCGTCCAGCAACATCCTCTCAGCGGGATACGATGAGGGCACGCGCACGCTTGAGTTAGAATTCCCATCGCTCGCTGTCTACCAGTATTATCAGGTTCCTCCGTCAATTTACGCGGCCTTCCAAGCCGCAGGTTCCAAAGGGAAATTTCACGCGCTGTACTTGGCTGGCAAGTACGAGTACAAGTGCGTAGTCCAGCGACCGCAAGGAGAAAAGAGTCATGGCGAAAGCAAAACCGAAGTCCAGAGCAAGAGTGTCGCACGGCGCATCGCAGCACAAACCAAAAAGTCCATCTCCTAGTCACGCGCTTATCAAGCCTGATGTGCTCTCGATTCCCGAAGCGATCGAGAAGGTTTTGATTCAAGGCGACTTGTCGCCGCTCCAGCCGCAAGAGCGTATCGATTATTACAAGCGAGTCTGTTCCTCGCTTGGCTTGAACCCGCTCACGATGCCGTTCTCTTACATCCTGTTCCGCGAGAGCGATGGCGCGCCGGCCAAACTCTCGCTGTATGCCAACAAATCCTGTACGGAACAGTTGCGCAAGATTCACGGTGTCTCGGTTATCCCTCCGCTACGCCGGAGCCGCAATGAGGACATCGTGACGGTCGAGGCGGATGTGCGCGACCGTTTTGGACGTACCGACTCCGCAAGTGGAAGCGTGCCGCTATTCAGGTTCAAAGATGCCAAGCGATACGAACTTACCGGCCGCGACTTGTGCAACGCGGAGATGAAGTGCGAGACGAAAGCCAAGCGGCGCGCAACTCTCTCGATCTGCGGGTTGGCGTTCCTAGACGAGAGCGAACTGGACACCATGCAGGTACTGGGTGGCGTTACGCCTGACGGCCGAATCTTTCGCTACGCTGGCGAGGAACCAGTACCCCCATCGCGCCAATTGAACGAGAACGCTGCGCATGGTCATCCAGAAGGCTCAGAACGCGCAAAGCAGGCCGACGCAGCCATAAAGAGGGTCGAGCCGGCAGATAAGGCTATAGAGGTCGAGAAAACCTCGCCAGCCGTCCCTAAAGCGCAACCTGTGCCACCCATGGAGTTCAAGGGTAATGTGGAGATTGACTGCACGGTGCCTTGGCCGATAGTCCGCGGCGACCTGCAGGACATAATCGAGAACCTACAGAAACTCTTTGGCGCAGCGCTCGAGTGGGGACAAGACTCATGGTGGCACATCGCTCCGAAGCAGGTAAGCGAATTTGTTGACTTGTTGAGCAAGAACGGATTCAAGGTGGATGTCAAGATCAAGACGCCATCCAAGAATTCTGCCGGTCAGAAGTCTGCCATGACATCTCCGCCGGCAGAAGCTCCTGTCGTCATCAGCGGGACCGTTGAACGCGTTGTACCTGACGTGAAATATGCAGTCATTACGCTTGCCACAAAGGACGGCAAGAAGCCGAGTTGGAAGTGTTTCGACAAGGACATCTCCGAGATTCTGCGGAAAAACCTTGGCAAGTTGGCCGAAGTCATCCTACAAAGCCGCGTCTCGAAAGGTGTCACGTACACAAATCTCATTGGCTTGAAGAACGTCGCTGGCCAAGAGTACGAAGATTTGAAAGTTCCAGTCATCGAGCGCAAGGACCAACAAGCTGGAGCCAAAACGCTTTTCTGAGGTAAGGCGCTGTAAGGCCCGCTGTTCTATGGTCAGGCAAGTTAGGTTGAGGTCGGCTGAGTTGCGGTGGGTCGGAGTCGGGTACGGTCTGTCTTGTTTAGGCTTGGTTAGTTCCGGCATGTTTGTGTTTGGCAGTCCAAGGCGTCCCATGGCGCGGCGAGGTTAAATTTAGGGAGAAAAAACGAAATGAGCAAAACAGCAACAGCACTTGCAGAAGTTTCAAACGACGGAGCCTTTGCCGTCGAATCAGCAATCCCCTATATCGTTGACGTTCAAGTGGAAGGGGCGGCGGCATTCCTCTTCCATCGCTGGAGCGTTGACGGTGTAGAAGCGAAGTCAAAGCTGCAAAGGGCAGTAAGGCCAAGAAGGAAGATGATTTGGAATCCTATGTCTACCGCGACAAAGAAGGATTACTTTGTATTCCTACTGAGTATTTCCGCATGTCTCTCATCAACGCCGCGAAGTACAAGCAAGACCCCCGCTCTCCGCGTAAGTCTGCAATGGATTTGTTCAAAGCTGGAATCGTTGGCATGACAGATCTATGCTGTTTGGGAATCCGCGAATGGGAGTACGTTGATCGGCGCCGTGTGATGATTCAACGGAACGGCATCACTCGCCATCGGCCAGCCCTCTATGCAGGATGGAGAGTGGCAATGAGTTTCCAAGTTCTCATTCCAGAATACATTTCTCCGCAACTCTTGAACGAAACAATTCAGAGTGCAGGGCGATTGGTCGGCGTTGGAGATTTCCGTCCGACGTTTGGCAGGTTCAATGTCGTAAAGTTTTCCTTGGCAGGATAAGGCCCGCCAAGTTGCGGAGAGGTCGGTTGCGGCAGGGTTCGGTTAGGTTGGGCAAGGTCTGCAAAGGCAAAGCATGGTTTGGTTCGGTAGCGGTTGGACTCGCCTGTATTGGGCGGAGTTGGGTGTGGCATCGGCACGCTGAGAATACGGACTGCTAGTCCGAGGCGCGATGAGTTAAGGTGAGGTATGGATTCATTATCTGAAGAGGAGAAGGCCACTTTTAAAAGAGCCACGGAGCGGCGCCGTGAGAACGGCATACGGCTCAAGCGTATTACGCTCTTGGCTCAACCTTCGCAAGTAGAGGGCTTTACGGAGCTTTTCGATTCGTGGGTAATCCGCTGGGGCAAGAGCCGTGCACTGGACGAGCTTATACGCATTATGTCGATTGTCGAAGCGAGAATACGAGACAAGGAAAATGCACCGCCGCCCAACAAGAAAGGATGAAGCAGCCACGAAAGCGGCCGGATTCAAGAGTCGCTATTCATATGTCTCGACGCGCGTTCATCCTGACTCAGATCCGCCGTACCAATGCGTTTATCTCGCTGGTCCTGACGATGTGTGGAAGCGACGGCGAGAGGTTTTTGAGCGCGACGGATTCAAGTGTGTACTGTGCGGGAGCACGCGCAACCTACAACTTCGGCATGGCGGAAAGACGAAAGTAGAGCGTTGCTGGTGCATGGAGAATCTTTCTTGCCGCTGTTCGGAGTGCCACATGATCAAGGAACACGGAAGATTCCCAAGGTGGTCCGCGAAGCGGAGCCAGCCATGAACGACAATTACCGTGAAACTCTGGAAGAACGAACAGCGCGAATCAATAGAGACGGGGCCAAGCTGAAAGCAGAGTTCCGCATTCGGCTTGAGCGACTGGAACACGAGCACGTACTAAAGTTGCTCGATTTGTTTCAAGAGTTCAAAAGACGGTCGGAACTGGTCGCCAACAATCACAGAGCCAAAAGCGACACTCTCGACATGCTGCACAATACGCTGAATGTGAAGGCGCATGAGTTTTCTCCAGTTCACGCTGGAGAGAATGGGGTGGCTAGCACTTCTGGACAAAGTGCGGGGACCGGCCACCCCAACGTAATCTCGCGCAACCCGGAAGGAAACTATAAGCAGGCGGCAGAGAGGAAGTGAAGAAGATGAGCGAGCGCTTCAGCAACGAGTTGACCGACGCGGAGCTTGAGCGCCTGGCAGTGCTTTCCGAAGAGTTGGGAGAAGCGCAGCAATGCATCGGTAAGATTTTGAGGCACGGTTACAAATCGGGCAACCCGTTAGTCGATTACATCTCCAATCGCTTCCAGTTGGAGCGGGAAATTGGAGACATCCAAGCAGCTATCGGGATGTTGGTCCATGCTGGAGATGTTTCGCAGCCTGAAATTGAGCGCAGGATTGGCAAAAAACTAGTGAGCATCCAACGTTGGCTCCATCATCAAGACGGGCTGCACGAGAGGTCTGCGCCGCAAAAGGAGGAGAAGTGAGTGAGCGGGACAAGAAGTTTATAGCTGAGGTACGCACGGCAGTAGCGAACTATATGCGCTCAGAGGGATGTTCATGCTGCCGCAACCAAGACAAGCACGATGAAAACAAGGCGCGACTGGCCTTCCTATTAGGCGTGTTCAAATACAAGGACGGCTCAGGATACGACTTCGGGAAATTTGAGAGTAAGCGCCCATGACCCCAACCGAGCAGCGAGCAGGCAAGAGCACCAGAACCGTAGCCGACGTTATCGCTGAATGGCGAGCGTCTGGCGTCAACAATGACGACGGGGAGTTAGCGAGCCGAATCAACTATTTCATTGCGACGGAGACGAAAGGCTGGCGGGGAACCGGGGGCTTACAGGAGCGAGTGAAGCAATGGCGCGGCATTGCGCGGCGTGTCGATTCGCCGCTGTTCAATGCGTACAGCCAATGCGCCGACGAACTAGAGGCCGACATCGCGGAGATGGGGGTGGGCGTGAGCAACGTCGGCATTCTATCGCTGCTGAATGAGCATTGGCTGTTTGGAATAGAATGCAACCACGAAGCGAAAACAGACCAATCAATTTGTTCTTGTGGACTGAAATCACCGGAACGGGAGAGCGTAGGAGCGGCTGTTCAAGATTGGATTAAGCATTTGCGCACGCTGGCAGTCACCGCACCATCCTCCGAGCAGCAGCCCCACGTTGCCACGCTGGAAGAAATAAGTTGCGCAGATGCCGCTGAAATAGTACGCGAGGCCGCTGTCCCTGCATCGGTACCTTTGGACGCGGCGGCTGTACCCTTTTCGGTTGCTGTGAAATTAGACCAAATGGCGAGGCGTACGACGATTCTTGCTATGGAACTAGCTTACAAGTGCCTGAAATCCTTCACGATTCAATCTACGCATCCAGAAGCCAACCGTGTACGCGATATTTGTTACACACTATTGGGCGTTAAGTACCACCGAGCAGAACCAGACGAAAGTGGAGAATGGATGCGTCTTGGTGTACCTGTGCCCGTCGAAACGCCATCGGTGGAGAGGGTGCCGCGCGCGGACATTCCGCGAGACAAAGCCCATGCCATTGTGCGGATGTGGCTTGAACTGGAGGGCGGAACTCCGCAAGAGCAGCGAGACAGGCTCGTGGAGGACATCGCGGATGCACTGCGGGCAGCCTCCGACCGCGAGCGCGTGCTGCGGGAGGTCGCAAGTAACGTCCCCGACCCAGAAGTTGGAGGCTTCTGCGATTCATGCGGTGGAAGGCTAGAGCTAATTGAGACACAGCGTCACGGCATGAAGGCATTTATTTGGCAGCACAAAGAAACATGCTGGTATGGGAAATTACAGACGGCGCTCGCCCTCGATGCTGTGAAGGAACAACCTAAATGAATCTCACCGCCGCTGAGTTGACGCATTTTTGGGAGAAAGTGGATAAGAATGGCCCAATTCCAGAGACCAATCCAAAATTAGGAGCCTGTTGGCTTTGGAATGGCAAAATTGACCGCTACGGTTATGGCAAATTCAGCGTAAAAAGAAAGATGGAGTCAGCCCACCGAGTCGCATATCAGGTCACCGTGGGGCCGATTGCTAAAGGGTTGACCGCTGACCATCTTTGCCGAGTTCGTAGGTGCATCCGTCCCAGTCACATAGAACCTGTCACGAACAGAGAAAACGTCTTGCGTGGCGATACTTTCCCGGCGAGACAGTTGGCGCAAACCCATTGTGTCAATGGGCACGAATTCAACGAGGCCAACACATATCATTGGAATGGACATCGCGGGTGCCGAACATGCAAGCGGTTATATTGGAGACGGAAACATCCGCCCGCGCTAGAAAAAGAGGATGGAAAGTGAACGATAGGCTCGATGCGATTAAGGAATTGATGAGTCAGTTTAGCGGGCCGGACCGCTATCAGGAAGTGCTGAAACTGATGCTTGAAGAATTGCGCTATCTACGCGACAAAAATGCCGAGTTATCAAATGCAGCGGCAGAATTTGCAAGATTGGTGCGCTTATGACCAGCGACAGTGCGGAGAAGCAGCTAATAACTGAAATCGTTGAGTCGTTTTGTCTGCCAGAGCGCCGAATGGAAGCTGTTCTGCGCTACGGAGCCGACCGTGAGCGGGAAGGGATGGAGAAAGCGGCGCAGACGGCAATTAAGTTTTGCGGGCAAGTTACACCAGGCTGGAAAGAATGCGGTGGAGGCATTGCAGCAGCCATTCGTGACCTGAAAGCGGAGGTGAAATGATGGCCAAGCAAAAGCCGCTATTAAGAAATGAACTACATTTGGCTGCCAAGGAAATCATAGACCATCTTTTACAAAAGGATTTCAGCACTTATTTCGTGGAGCGCCAAGCCAAGAAAATCATTCGCATATGCAAGAAGAGCAGATATGAGGCTTGGGTTAAAGATAGCGGACTAGCGGGACTATCACTAGAAGAGTTGAAGGCACGGTTTATTATAGAGGTCGCGGGGGTGAGATAGATGAGCCATGCGGAGAATCAGCGTAATTATCGGCTTCGTCATCCTGAAAGGGCGGCAGCAATAACTAAGGCGTCTCGCCGTAAGACTGGGAAGAATACGTCAACAAAAGTAACATGGCGTAAGCGTTATCCAGAAAAAGACCGTGCCCACAGAGTCGTGTTCAATGCCCTCAGAAACGGCCAACTTGTGCGCCCGCGCGCATGTTCTAATTGTGGGAAGGTATGTATCCCGCAGGCCCACCATCCCGACTACGAGAAGCCGCTTGAGGTTATTTGGCTGTGTCGTCCGTGTCATCTGGCAGAGGATGGCAGACAAGTGCGTGTTGTTTGTGAAGGAGACCCACGGCCATGACCCGTGAGGAGCAGGCGCGGGAGTTGTTCGAGCGCATCATAGACGGCGATGACCCGTTTGATGCTAAGGATTTAGAGCGGGTGTTGGCCGCGTGCGCGCTGGAAGCTCGGCGTAGCGGCATCGTGCAGGGACGCGAACAAGTGCTGCTCATGTTGAGTGATGACCTGGCAAAGGAAATACGCGACGAACTTGCAGAGCATGATGGCAGGCAGGATTTAGGCGCAACGAAGGGAAGTGGAAGATGAACGCAATGGGGCCGTTTAGAGTGGCTCTGGCCGTGCTCGTTATCGTGATGGGCGGCGTGATGGCTTCAAACGGTTTTGCCGGGATCGGTATCGGGCAAATGATTTTAGGCGTGCCTTATCTAACTCTGCAAATTTACCGCTTGCGCCGCCGCGAGCGGGAGCAATCCCAAGGATGAGCGAACAGGAGCGACGAGAGTTAGATAAGGCGCTGACCAAGGAAATTACTACGCCGACGCCTTATCTTCATCCGGATGGGCCGCAGCGTGGACGTAATTTCTTGTTCCTCACGGACTTGGAGCGTGCGGAAATAATCAGACGCCTTGATGAAGTCAGGCTGCAAGTCCTTCGTGACAGGCGATTCCAAGCATGAGAAAGCGCGACAGCCGCGAAGCACTCGCAGCAGCGATCCGCGAAGAGAAGTCGCTGAATGCCTGCGCGAAACACCCGCGCACCGTGTACTTTGACGGCCCTGAGTGTCCAGCGTGCGAAGCAGCACGTGAATTTTTAGAGTTGACGAAAAACATGGAAAGGAGGTAGGCTTTTTCGCAGGGAGCAAGTTCCCGCCTGGCTTACGGCGTTCCCACCTAGACCGTAGGCCCGTTGTAAGTCAGGCACTTGTCTCCTAGAGAGCCTACGGTCTAATGGTCAAACCCATTTACCAAAAACTTTCCTCTTCGGACTGGCCGGGGAGAGTTGTTCATCTTCACGCTGCGAGAAGGCATCGGGAGTGGGCATCAGGGGTCTGGTGGTCTACCCTTCAACCTGGCGTGTCCGCTGTTGCCCTCCAGCCGAGCATGAACCTGCTACAGCTCGCCTTAAATCCCCGTTCCTTCAAAGTAGGGTGTAAGTGTCTCTCCAGCGCTGCCGTACCACCAATGACGCACGGATGCGAAAGAGACAAACGGATGCAGGGGCCAGTTTCAAATCACTTTCCTATGCCTATACTTGCGCTGCTAGTCTTTGCTTGAGGCTTACGCCGCGACATTAATATGTGTTTCGGGTGAACCTTAGAAGCAAAAACTAGAACCAAGAGGGACCAGGGAAGAAGGCGTCTTTATGCAACAAGAAAGGATACTTATAGTGAGTACATTACACCGAGCACTTAGACCAGATGCGCAAGCATTCGACGAAGTGCGGATTACAACAGTACCGCGCTACAAGACTTCCGGTATGAGCGGGGACGAATGGCGCATGTCAGCCAAGATTCAGTTCATGCGCAAGGGCCGGGTGGTCCACGAAAGTAGGGCAAGCACAGTGGAACATGCCTGCGGATTTGTTATGAGTGAGTTTTACAAAGCCTGCGATGAAGGCAAAGCCTACTTCGCCGGGGAAGAGGATTTCTGCGACCAAGAGGGATGCTCTGAATTGGCGACGGTGACGTATCGCGTGAAGAAGCGTTTCTCTCGGGACAACCCTTTCGAGTGGAATGAAGAACTCAAAGAACTTACCGTCCGCAGATTTTGTGCGAAGCATTCTCGACGTGGCGATTGCGCCTTCGATGATGCCGATGCGAACTACGAGTTGCTCTACGGTGAACCGGAGGGGCCAGATGCGAAAGACATCAGCCCCTCTAGTTTTGGCGGAATCATCCGCATGGAGGGCCAAGATGGAGAGAACCAAACTCCGACTAGCAATACGCCTACAGGAAATTAGTAAGACATTAGCTGAACGCGCCGAACAAGGGGAGTTCTCTGACTATGAAAGCGGCCATGCAACCCCTAAAATTGTCTTGGTCGGAGAACTTCAAGAAATCGCTAACAACAGTGGCATTCCATCACGCTGTCAGAAAGCCCACAATCTCGCAGTGGAAGTGATGGAAGGAAAGTGGGACGAGACGCGCGATGAAGCGGAAGCATGGTTTCAGCGCGAAGGGAAAGATTTATTGAGAGGAGACAAGTGATGACCGACGAGCACTTCCAGCCAATAGACATCACCGAGACAGTGAGGCCAGAGGAAGATGAAGGCCACTTCCACGCTTGCCGAGGATGCCGCGATGCCGTGCAATGTTGGTGTGACCATCCCGACGACGATTCAGAAGTGTATTGCGAGGAGTGCGAAGAATAGTCTTGCAACCGCGTTAGGAAAGGCATAGGCTCACGCGCACTGCAGCATTCCAAGAACACGCGACGCTCGGGTTTGGGACTCAAAAGAGGGATTCTCGAGCGTCGCTCCTGAAAACAAATGATAAAGCGCAGAACACTTGAACAAGGTTTAATGAAGCAATATGAAGTTTCTGCTCGTCTAGCAAAAACTAGCCAGCAGGTGTTACGACTGTATGGAATCATCGACAAACTCCATGCCATCTCAGTAAAGAGAAAGCAGGCAGAAATCTCAGTACTTCGTAAGATTCACCGTAATCTATACAGAATAAGGCCGCAAATCTTAAAAGTAATTAGATTAAAGGAGAAGCAATGGCAAAACTTACCAAGAAAACACTCAAAGATTTCCCCGAGGTCATGTTCATCGCAAAGAAAGAGGAGGGAGACACTGAATGGTTCAACGCCAACGAAGAAGCTGCCGACTGTATGGACGATGATGGTCCTCAAGTCGTGGCTCACTACAAACTAGTTGGCGTATACGAACTCCGCAAGACTGTGCGAACAGTTCAATCAATCAATGCAAACGGCAAGAAAATCTAAATAAACCGTGATACTCTCCGCGCAATGCTCGTCCGCTTCTATACCCGAAGCGAACAGAAGAGGAGACAGGATGCCGAAAACAAAAAGAAACGCAGCATCATCGTTGCCGAAACACGCACCAAAAAGAACAGGGCGGCGCGGTATCAAGCCGCTTGAGACAGAAGCGGGAAGCGCCACGAAGCGACTCCCTGGGATGGAGGATCACCACTTGCCAGACTTAGAAGAGGCTGCTCTGAATTACGCGCGCGTCCGTGATGAGCGCATGGCTATGCTCAAGCGCGAACTCGACCTGAAAGACGTGCTCCACACGTTGATGAAGCGGCACAGTAAGACTCTGTACCGCGTCGAGGAAATGGAAATCAAAGTTGTCGCACGTGATGAGACGGTGAAAGTCAAACTCTTGAAGGACAAAGATTGAAGCACTGGCACATCCAGCTACGCGGCGAGACAGTCGGGACGCTTTCCTGTCCGCAGTGTCTCCCTGACTCGCTTGATTACGTCTTGCGCACTGAGGAAGGTAAGCTCATCGGAATTTTTACTGGTGCTCCGGGCCTTGTAATAGTAGAGTCTGAATCTCAGCCAAAAGAGGAGGCAATTTGATACGAAAAGTTAGGTTTCTGTCAGTCCCACTGTTGTGCTCGGCATTGCTGTGGCTAGGCTGCGCAGTCCAGCATTCTAAGGCCCCGCAGATCGACGCCAAGACCACCTACGCGTTGAATCTCGAATCGCAGGTGTCGACGGCAAACAAGGATTATACGACACTGTTTACCGACATCGGCAACGCTCATCGCGCCGGCCAGTTGACAGATGGCGACGTCGCTTCACTGAATGCCATCGGCAATCATCTTCGCGGCCTTCTCACCGAAGCTGACCGCCTGACCAAAGTCTACGCCACAAATTACGACGCAAATGTTGCAGCGCAGATCGGCGCATTGCTAGCGCAAATCTCTGTCGACATTACGCAAATCACGAGTCAGAAAGCAGGAGCGAAACGATGAGAGCCGAGCAAGCTGCGCAAATCGCACATGAAGTGAACCGAGCATATTGCCATCGTATAGGCGATGACTCGCAACCGCCTTGGAATGCTGCTCCTGAATGGCAGAAACAATCAGCCATCAACGGCATTACGATGCATTGGAAGGTGCTTCATGCAGGTGGCATCGTTCCTCCGTCTGCTTCGCATGATTCTTGGCTAGCCGAAAAGAGAGCGGCTGGCTGGAAATATGGTCCCGTAAAGGATGCCGAGAAAAAGGAACATCCCTGCTTTGTGCCGTATGATGAATTGCCCGCAGACCAACAGACCAAGGATTATCTGTTTGGCGCGGTCGCCGCAGCAACATGGAATGGTGGACAATGAACATATCCGCAATCGTTTTCCTTGGCGCCGAACTGTTCAAGCTCGTCTTGAATCACTTGTCGGCGCAAGGCTCGCTGAACACGCTGACGCAGGCTCAAGCCGAGGCAATGGTGGCAAAGTTGGCTGCCGACCTGCCGAGCCTTTTGCCGACGCCGGAACAGTTGGAAAATCCGACACCGCCGCCAGTTACGCAGTAAACGCTATCCCCGCTGCCCAGACAAGGGAACGGAGAAAAAGGGAGCTTAGCGCATTTGGACTCTCGTTGAGTGCCATGCATTAACCCTGCCCAGGTGCGCTACGGCTCTCGGAGTTTGCATGATTCTTTCTGCTGTTCTATCTCAAGACGGCACGTACCGCTATAAACTTACGCGTGTATGGCAACCCGAGCTTCCGCCTGTCGTGTTTATCATGCTCAATCCAAGTACGGCTGACGCCATGCGTGACGACCCGACAATCAAACGATGCTGCGGTTTCGCGCTGAATTGGGGTTACGGAGGAATCGAAGTCTATAATCTGTTTGCATTCCGGGCGACGCATCCAATTCATCTACAGCGCGATACCGCTGTGGGACAAGAAAATGACAGCCATCTCTCAAACATCGAAAAGAACCGAGAAATTATTTGCGCTTGGGGTACGTTCCGCGAATCGCTTGGGCATCGAGATAAAACGGTAATCGAACTCTTGCTCAGACAACAACCGCGCCATCGCCTGCAATGCTTAGGAATGACGCTGACGGGCTATCCTCGCCATCCAGTGCGCCTAGCCTATTCCACGAAACGTGAGGATTTTCCACTCATCTCTAAGGAGGATTCAGATGGGTAAATCCTTAGACGCACTAGCCTCATACTTCCGTCCTCAAGTAGATTCCTTCGTCGCAGACTGCCTAGCCGCTGGACTGCCCTTGACGATTGAGGATACCGATCGCGACCAAGCCACCCAAGCCGCAGATATAGCCGCTGGACGTTCCTGGACGACCCACAGCAAGCATCTCCCGCAGCCACCGGAGATGAGGTCAGAAGCCATAGATTGCGTCCCTATGGCGCTCCTGAGCGTAAAGCAGTGGGGATGGTACGGGACCATCGAGACTAGCGACCCACGCTGGCTCCAGATGGGCGAGATTGGCGAGAAGAACGGTATGGAGTGGGGCGGGAGATGGCCGAACAACCCGCCGCACAGTCGTTCGGACCCCGGCCATTTCCAGTTCAAGCCGCCTGACAACTCTGAAACCGTGCAGGAAGTTAGCGCGGAAGGCTAACGCACGGTCATCTGGCCCGTTCGATTCTATCTAATGCCTCAGCGATGGACTTGAGTTTGTTGTCCATCGCGTCGAAACGCTTCTCCCAATACTCCGTACTTTGTTCTCCGCTTGTCGCAATGCGTGATGGCTGTGACTCAATCATCAAAGGTGACCGCTTTGCCTCATGGTTGTTGCGCCGCAGTGTTTTGATTATCTGGAGCACGAGCCACAGCCCTCCCAGGAAAGCAGCCAAGCCGATTGAAAGGGACGCGAGTTTAGATAGATCCATGTCACGGTTTTGGTGTCGCTACTCCGCCGTTCGCACCGCGTCTCTCTTCGCCTGTCCATGGAGTGGGATGGGTCTTGAGGTACAAGGCTGCTCCGACACCGCCGCTGATGGCAATGCTCAGTCCTAAATGCTTCCAGCCACCCGGAGTAGTGACATTGAAGTGCTCGGGGTCTGAAATCATCAAGGTGATGCTGTTAGCAGAGGCCCCGACAAATCCACCGATGACGCCATTCAACCAAGTTTTCCAGTTCACACACGCCTCCTTTTTTACGGTCCTGCTTTGATGACCCCTCTCCCTGAGATCGAGCCGACCCCGATCACGTTCCCGATTCCTGTGCCTGATAGTGCCACAGTTTGCGGATTGTTTGCGGCGTTATCTGAGACAGTGAGAGTCGCTAAAACTGGAAGGAGCGTATGCGGCGTGAAGGTCATGGTGATGGCGCAATTTAGGCCGGCTGCCAAGGATGCAGGACAGTTGTTTGTCTGAGAAAAATCCGCCGTGCCTACAATACTGATGCCGGTGATGGTCAACAAACTTGTCCCAGTATTAGTGAGTGTGGCTGTTTGACTAGGGCTGGCAAGCCCGATTGCCGAGTTTCCAAAAGCAATAGTGCCGGGAGACAACGAAACATTTACTGTCTGCGCCCCTGGATCGGCAATCCTGTTCCTTGAAACAATAAGTTCATCGTACCAAGTGAACGCTTGGGTATAAACCAAGGCCAAATTTCTTGTGTTCCCGGTGTTAGCGGTTAGGGCGACCGTATTCCCGCTTTGGCTGAAGGTAAAGTCGGTCGTGTTGGGCAGGGACGCGATAGCAAGGTTCGTTACATTGAAAGTTCCCCCGTCAAGCGTCGTTCCCGTGATCGTTACGCGATCCCCGACGATGAAGCATTCCCCTGATTCGTTGTTCAGGTGCCCCATAGTAGCTGGCCCCGTGCCCAAGCGAACGGTCACAACTCCAGCCGAACGAGCCAGATTAGCAACAGGGAAATCACCAGTGCAACGTCCTGTTTGAAAGGGCGTGAGCCAAATTTTCCCGTACTTGTTGGGCGGTGTGCTGGTCCTAACCAGGTCGTAGCCGGTCTGGCACGCTGGTTCGCTTACTTGAGTATTCTGGCAGGTTAGTCCCGCAGAACCCGGCTGTGGGCTGTAGTCCTGAATCAATACAGAGGGTTGGCCTTCCCGCGCACCCCACATCTGAATTGTGCTGTCATGCTTGTATACGCCATTGTTTGAATACCAAGTTCCGATCTTGATGTGAACCTGGAACGTCATCCACTCGTTCGGGAAGTATCCAAAGCAAGGAAGGACGGGTTGTCCGAAACTATGCTGGGTAAATAGACATTGTGGGCTGCGCGGACTGTTTTGCAGGTAGAAGTCTGTTGGCGGGGAGCCGATGGGTTCGTACAGCCCCTCATAGGAACTATTCTTTATCCCGCAGCTATGGTACATCTGAGAGAGTTGGTTTTGAGATGAATTCTGAACGATTACCCCAATATCCACGCAGGAATTTATACAAGGAGTGCTGAACGAAGAACTGCATCCCGACCCGGCGATGTCTCCGCCAGTGATTATTGCTTGTTTCCATCCCCCACCTCCGCCTCCGCCAATACGGTTAAAAGTATCTATGAGCCCATTAGGGCCGCTGAATCTTTGTCGCCACTGAACATAAAACTCACAAGAAGTAGGGGCAATGGCGCAAGAATCAAATTGAGTCAACAAGTCAGGAGAGAAATTAGCAAAATAAGACCCAGAGGGGCTCTCACTGGAACTCGCAGGCACGCTAAACCTCACGGAGCCCCCGCCAGATGCAAACACACCATTGTCGATTACCGGAGCCGTGTCTCCAGTCGTGACGCCCGTGTTGTTGCCAAATACGCCGGAAATCTCCAACGCCGAATCAAATCCTATGCAACGAACTATCCCAGATTGAGAGCACCGCGATTGGAAGTCTGTCGTGAGCCTCAGTGTAAAGGCATCTTGCATCCAGTCGTTAACCAAAACAAAAATGTTCGAGGTGGGTGAGTAGCGGAATCTTCCGAAAGTTCCATTAGCCTGCGGCACCCCCGGTCCACCGGGATAAGTAACCGTGGTGCAGGCATTCGTATCTGGATTGAACAGCAGTATGCTGTTCCCGCCTGTCCACCCGACCAGTAGCTTTTGTACTGGATCATAGACAATCGCTTGGTCGCTTCCAGTCTTCAGCGCCCCGCAGGTTGTGACCGATGCGCTGATGTCGGTCAGCGTGTAGTTTGGGTCGGCACCGGAAATATCTGCCTTAAGTATTTTGCCTCCGCCAAACAAGAAGAACAGTTTCCTGCCGGGGTCGATGACCGCTGTACCACCACAGCCTCCTGGAGTGTTCGGCGAAAGTTGCGTGTAGGTATTCGTGCTTCTCACGTAGCGATAGAGAAAGGCTAAATCGTACAGCAAGACGGAGTTCGTATTAGGATCGTAATCCGAGGCCTCACAAATGCCGGTAGATGGAGCCGTGCCGACAACTGTCACCGGGTCTTTCCTCACCCACGCAGTTGTGGGGTTGACGATGTTGGAGAGGTCGAGCGTCCAAGTATCTTGAATGCCGCCTCCGCTGCCGCAGGCGAAGGCTCCCCCGAACACAAACATCTTGTCCTCGGCGGTGCCCATGTACGAAATTCCACCGTATGTGTGGCGAGAGCTTGGCGTCCCATCTGCATAGGCAGGTGTACAAAGAGGACTTGGGTTGGCGGCGTTGTTTAGGCGGGTTAAAGTTACCGGATTCGCGCCTAGATTCAGAGAATATACTTCATTTCCGTAATAAGCATTATGCCCGCCACCCCAGACAATCAAGCGATTGCGGTTTACGTCGAAAATTCCTCCACTCCAGCTTGCTATAACCGCTGAACAGCCCTCAACAGCGCGCCAAGGCTCCGGGGTTACATTGTCTGACAATAGATCAATACAGATCGCCGAAGAATTCCCAACTTGCGTGCCGCTGTCAGACAAATGCGTGTTGGGCAGTTGCGTCCAACCGAGAGTCTGGCCACACACCGCGTTCGCCAGCAAAAGAGCCACGACTACAACGAACAAGCCCTTAGTCATATTTCTCCAGCCGTGAGATTTTGGAGAAACTTTTATTACCGGCAACCGCAACGAATGGCGAAAATACCGCTATCGTTCCGATTTGGTCACGACCCAAGGTGATTGTCCAAGTATATTGCAGCGAGGATGAAGAAATACGGTCGGCGGTCGCGTAGTTGTCGTCGGTTCGCTCGGTGACTTTCGTCCAGCCTGCAGCCGGGGTTATGAACGGGGTGGTCTCCTTAGACTGTGGATTGTGGCAGGTGCCAAATAGATAGGAGTTGCTCATAGTCGGCGTGAGCGCCGGGATGGTCGAAATCGTTTCCGTCGAGAATGCATCTACCAATGCATGGTCCACGCCGCCGAACTTATCGAAAGCGTTGGCGTTATCAACCTCATGACAGATAATGTTCCTAAAAGTTGATAAATCTGAAAAGTTCAAGGTCACCGTGACCGGGCCATTGGTGATGTTTGGACTGAAAAATACAATCTGATCCTGCCCAAACAGTGTATTGCCTACTCTAGACAAAATCACATAGGAATTGGATTTGTCGTCGGAGGCTGTGGTTGGATAGACGGGAGTAGCAGTCTCAAAGTGGGCCGAACATATAACCGCATGACCGGAGCCTATAGCGGTACTGAAGGTGGTAGCAATCGAGGTGGCCCCAGGACTGCCAAGCGTAGTGGCGGCAAATTGGATTCTTCCAGTTGAGCCGGTACCCCCACCAGTCGGCAGCGTTGTCTCTGCGAGGGAAAGTATGGAGACTCCGCCTGAAGTTCCCGCGCTTTCGTTCTGGCTGACGTTGGCGACCGCCCCCGCAGTGGTGCGAATGTTGTAGGCGAGAGACAATGATTGCCCTGAGCCAGAAGTGTTTCGGTATTGCGCCGAGAGACTGGTTTTGGACCACCCGGAACCAGACAACGTACCCCAAGTGTTCGCCGCCGAAGCCGCCCACAGTCCTATCGTAACGGTAGATGGCGCCACGGTAGTTATCCCGGTGATCGTTTCGGTGAACGGAGAACTTGGTGCGGCGAAATTGTTGTAGTTTGGACCGACGTCTCCCACCCAAAACTTCGTCCCGCTCGTAGGACGGAACACCATCATCACGACAGTCAATGCTGTTGTGGTGTCAGCATTGGTGAGAGTAACCGATGGATTCGCTCCCCAAGTCCCGTTGAAAGTAGTCCAGAACACCCGCGCGACAAGGGCTGTGGCGACTCCGCCAGAACCTAATCCCCCGGTAGCATCCACCAACTCCTGTGTAAAACTCCAGCCTTGGCCTCCCGGCTCGGATATTCTAACGTTGCCGACAGTGCCGGAGCGATTCTGGGCGATCATTACCGCCAAGTCGCCTACCAGCATGGACGTGGGTGGCACCACCGCTACCGTAGCGCCTACTTGCGCGCCATTGTCAGCGGGAGCTGAAGCCACCCCAAAAAACGTAATAGTGGCGTTGGCTCTAGATGCTAAGAGCAACAATAAAACTAGGAGCCTTTTCATCATGGAGTCGTTGTTTCCATGAACTCAAACGTTACAGTCCCGTTTCCGCCAGTAATCGCCCCTCCGAGGTTGATAGCAAGTTGCTGCGCTGTCCCGCGAAGGATGATGGGCTTTAGCGGCTTCAGGATGTAGATGTCATTCGGTCCAGCGGTTGCAGAGGCATTGCAACCTAGTTGGTAGTTATCGACATCCCCAACCGCTGTTCCTACCGTCGGACCTGTCCCGGTATAAGACAGTGGCGCACTTACTCCTGCCGCATAGTTCGAGTCATCTGGGACTACCGTCATCGCAGCGGAAGTGCCCGAAGTATCCGCCGCCGAACGCTTGATTATTTCGACGTTCACGATCCCGGCGGTTGTCTGCGTACAGGAAAAAATAACGCGCGTAAGAAGGACTGTATTCGTGGCGTTCCCTGGCATCACGGCGATGTCGGTAGTGGAACTTAGCGCGAACTTTTTAGATGTGTGGTAACTGGTGGTCGTGGTATCGCCATAGGGCAAGGCAAAGATGCGCCCTTGCGGGTCGCTTTTCACCGCTTGCAGGTTTCCTGCCGTGTCTTTCGCTCCAGCCATCGTTGCGCCTGTGGGAACCGCCGAGCCAGTGGCGCCGTGTCCCCAGTTGGCAATCGCTGAGTTGTTCGAGGCGAGTGCATCGCGTTCCGTGCCAGCATCAGCAGTACCATTGTTCACTGATCTGGCGGTGCCGGCAATCTGAGCGTCGTTGACCGGGCAGTTGGCAGCCGTGCAGGTAACGTTGAACTGCCCAGTTCCAGCGTTGACCGTCACGGAATTAGTCACGTTTACGTTCGGAATTGGGGTGAAGTCGAGCGTCAGTGTTCCAGCCGAAGGATAAGTGACGCAAGCGAAGATCGCTTTGATTTGAGCCGCTGTCTGTAGCGCAGCCGCAGCAGTGAAGGTCTGCGACGTGGTTCCGTTCGCCGGCGTGACGGCAAATGTAGAACCATTGTTGAGCGCGTTGCTCTGCGAGTCCACAGCTTGAATCTGTAAGGTGCAGGTAGCCGGGGAGCCAGTAATGGATGCCCAAGTAAGTTGCAGCGTCCCTGTCTGACTGAAAAGTGGGTTGCGGATTGCCGCGCTGGTGCGCGTCACGGTCACATCTTGCGCAGTCCAGATATTCACGAACGCGAGGCTTACGATCGGGTCTTGAAACGACGGGTCGGCGCTTGCCCCATTGGAGATGAGTACCTGTCCTGCTGTGCCTGTCGCCGGAGTAACAACCGCAGAAGTATTGCCTTCACTCAAAACGACTCCATGAGCCGTTCCAGGGACAGCGATGTTGCCTGTGCCTAACTTTTGGAATAGTCCCACACTTGAAAGTTGCCAGCCGTTTCCGTTGTTATCTGTTTGGAATGGGATGGCGGTCGAAGTGTTCAATGTGGATGCTTGCAACAGGATGTTGCTCGCTCCGGTCGCTGCCGTGTTCTCGCCAAATTTGAACGCAGTCGTCGAGCCGGTCAGCGCCCAGTTCCATATTTGCGGGTTGATCGTGCTGTTGATTGTGTTGCTCGCGGTCGCTGCGGTGATGGTATGCAGCGGCGGCGCTCCTCCGGCCCCGCCGCAGGTTCCTCCAGAATCCTGAATCACCGTAGACGCTGACCATTGCGCGCAGTGACCTACTGTGATTGCTCCGGTAGGCGTAACGATTCCAGCGCCTGCAAGCGTCGCGGCGCCAGTTCCGCCGTTTACCACGGCTAGAATTCCCGACACGGAGTTAGCGTTGCCGAGCGGCAAGGCACCGAATACCGGGTCGGCGCTTGCGCTAACAGAAAGTAATGGCTGATTTGCCGTGGCGTCTGGTCCCGCGAAGGCAACCGCAGAGGTTCCTTCCCCAAGCATCACGCCATGCGCTGTATTCGTTACGTTCCCTGTTCCTCCTCCTACTGCTCCTAGATTGCAGAATGCTGGATCGGAAGCCGCTCCGTTCGAGCATAACGGCTGGCCTAATGTTCCAGCGGAAGTAGAAGTTAGTTGAGGAAACGCTACACCAACTAAAGCGACACCGTGCGCGGTCGGGCCGCTGTTTGTCCATTGCGTGTTGTCTTTGAAGGTCGTGCCGTTCAAGCTCGATTGAATCGTGTGCGTGGCGGAATTGCCGATGCAGAGGATGTCCACGCCTGCCTGTGGCGATGGGCAACTGCTTTCATTGCCGCTCAACGTAAGCGCTCCGCTCCCGGTGTAAGTCGTCTGCGGTGTGTGCAAGAATGCGCCGGCATCGAACCACGAAGTTTTCACCGCATTGATTTGCAGGTCAAAAATGTCTCCTGTTGGACTAGCGGCCGTATTCAGCGTCAGAGGCACAGCGCTTGCCGAGCCAGCGGTAAGCGTCAGAACAGGATTCGTGCCTGCAAGCGAACCGACTAGAGGCGAGAGGAGCGACGGGCTTGCGCCATTGCCAAACAGCAGTTGATTTGCCGTGAGGCTCGGCGTCCACGCATTCGCTGTGATTCCTCCAGTACCGATAGGAGCCAAGACCCCCGCAGTACTCATCTGCGCGCCATTCGCCGTCCCTTGCGCAGTTGCCGTGAAGGGCTTCATCGTCGACGTCGCGCCCGTATGGAAGAAACCGAGGCTTCCGGTACTCGTTGATGCGCCATCGGTCCATTCCAAAGCGTTGCGCGTCCCGGTCATCACCCCATGCGTGAAAAGAGAAAGATTGGTGCCCATCGAGAGGGACAAGTCAGCGGAAGGATTTGATAGGTTAGACCATGAGGTAGAAGTGCTTCCAGAGCATGAGCCAAAGGTGGGCACTCCACCGTTAGTTTCGACAAAGCACAAAGTTCCCGCGCCGCCGGCCGCAGTGGTCTGAATTATGCTCGTTCCATTCCCGAACAGGATGCCGTTGGACGTGAAGGGGGCGCCTAATGCGACGTTTCCGCTGGCGTCTGGAAGTGTCCACGTTCTTGCCGCTGTAGCTGCCGAGGCGAACGTGCCAGGGCCAGGATTGAGCAAGAGCGTGCCGGCGTTGTATGTCTTGACTCCTGTGATTGTCTCGGCAAAGTTCAATTCTGATAGTGTCCCAGCGTTATTCGGGAATGTCGCGGTCCCTCCGCCGCCCCCAGTCAGTAAAGTGCCGCCGATGCTGAAACTGTTAGGCCAGAGCAAATTATCACTGGGGTTTTTAGACAAGCATACATCCGCGTTGTTGGCGTTGTTCCTCCAGCAATGTGAGTCTCCCGACGCAAGCCTTGTTGCGCCGCTCGATGCGGGATTTGTCGCAGAACTAACGAAAGCGTTGGATACCGTCGTCGACGAGCCTGTGAGTACGCCAGAGAAGGTCGCTGCCACGCCAGTCGTCGTGCCTGTCACCGCCAAATTGCTATTCACCGACACTGGTTCGTTCATATTCAGAGTTGTGCCGGTATCGTTTATCTTGGCTACCGCCAAGCCACCAGAGCCGTTGTTCTTTTGTACGTCGCCTGATACGCCAGCCGCGTTCGCCGCGCCGCCGCCAGAAGCCGGGAAGGTCTGCGCGTGCCAGTTGGTCCCGTCATACCAGAAGGAAGCGTTCGTTGTGCTGTTTGCCGCGCCTTGAATCGCCGGCTGGTCTATGAAATTTGATGGCCATGCGAATGAGAAACCACCGACGTTGTTTTGAGTAAGCGTGAACTGCGCGATGGCACCTGTCTGGATTGGCCCTCCACCTTGTCCGATCACCGAGGTAGAGGTCGCATTACAATTCAGTGCGACGGTGAATGCTGTGTTGGCCGTTATAGGCGGCAATCCGCCCATTCCGAAAACTATGTTGGAAGCACATGGAATAGTTTTTACGACAAACGCTCCGCCACCGCCACCTTGCGCGGGAAGAAGCGCGGCGCAAGCCTGTAAAGCGGAAGTGATGACCTGTGAAGCTCCGGTGACCGTCATGGCGCAACTGAAGTGGGTCTGCCCATCCCGTGAATTCACCAAGAATATCCACTGGCTTGCTTGCCCTCCGGTGTGACCGTCGCTGACCGCCAGGTTATCTGCTAATGAAAGACTGAAAGCCGCGAAAGAGTCGCAGGACGATAAAGGATACTGAGTTTGGAACTGCGAACCTGATAGCGTCGGAATCTTTGTGGCCGTGGGAGAAGGAACAAAGTTCGCGGACATCGTGCAGTTGATGTATAGCGCTCCAGTAGGGTCTTTGACGATGCCGCTGACGGTCGTGAATTGAGCCCTGCTCGTGCCAGCAACGGCCAGCAACAGGATGGAGAACGCGAGGAATCGAGCGAGTCTTTTCATTGTGTCCGTCCTAGTTCGAGGGCATCAGCGTGAATACCATCGTCGGCAGAAAATCGCTTGATGAATTTATCATCGTTACGGAATCTGCAGCATTGGAAGTCAAATAGCACAGATTGATTGTATGTGATGCTCCGTCTCCGGTTATCACAGAAGAAAGTGAAAAAGATTCTGGATTTGTTGCCGCCGTTGGTACGGATTGCGTGCGCTGCAAGTTGACCGTACTTCCGCTGCACGAACCGTCGTTGATTCCCACGGAAGCAGTTGCTATTGCCGTGCTTGTCGTAATTGCTCCGCTGACTTGAATACCGAGTTTCCACCCGGTTGGGATCGTTACTGTATTAGTTAGGTTGGTTCCATCTACCGCTGTGAACGTAGTAGAGGCGCTGGAATAGTTGCCCGCGCCGCTGCCTTTCTTGAGCGTGAGGCCCATTGTCGAAGTAGCCGCTGTGTTCTGAATTGTGGAACCGAGCAAGAGATTCGCCATTTTTACTTTGCCAGTGATGTCTTGTGCTGTTCCATTCCCTATATCCATGACTCCTGCTGCGTCTCGCGATGATCCTATATCTATGCCCGTTCCCGTGGGGTCGCCGGAAGCAAATCCCATTACTGAGGTATTGCCACCTTTGAATTGAACGCCAGTCATGTAGAAATTTCTTGTATTGGAGCCGCTCAGCCCCCAAGCTTCCGGTGTATGTGCCTCAAATCCAGTAACGGCATCCTGCCATGAGACATAGGTGTTGGTTCCGAGATCGGAAAGCCATGTGGTGATTTGCTCGCCCAGCGGGAGATTGATATTATCGGTAATGATCGTCCTATCCGCGTTTGCTGTGGTGGCAATCAGTGCGCCCGTGCCGCGCGGCAAAAGATTGTGCCGGATAACCGTATGTACGGCGTTGTCTACCCGAATAGATATTGCGCAGTTGAATATCCCGTTACATCCCAGATAGTTGTTGTCGAAAACAAAATTAGTGGTCTTGTTGCCAGTCGTGCCTCGCAAATCAATGAGGGCACTGAAAGTTTCCGTGGTATTCACCACCTGCTCGATGTCGTTAAAAGCGAAGTAGCCTTGCCACGAATTAAGGATTACCGTTCCTCCAGTAGTAGTGATGTTGTTTCCGATAGCCTGAAATCCATGCGAACCGCCGTCTCCGTGGCATCCCTGTGTCACATTCTGGATTGTCAGGTCCCTTGGACCAGTGATGTTGTTTCTCAGCAACAGGATGGAATCTCCCATATTCAAAAGGGACATGCCCCCAACTAAGGTATTGTCCTGGAAAGTGGCGAGGTATAGGGGATTGCAACTCGGCAGCGTATTAGTGTTGAAAATCGCATAGTTTCCTAGTGTGTTGCCTACGGAACCTATCCTTATTCTTTCAACTGTCACGTGGGCAATGGAGCCATTCGTTTCGTCTAAGTTGATGCCGTATCTTGCCGGCGAACCTGATACGGGCTGGATGTAGAAATCGTGCAGGTAGAAACCATATTCCGTCCCCGTGGAAGCGATGCGGATGACATCTTCAGTGCTAGGTACGTTAGCTGCCACTTGTAAAATTGTGACTTCCCCGCCTTCTCCGCTAAGTTCAAAGCCGGTAGTACAGCCACCTGGAGGATTGTAAAAGATTTCTTGGGCACTAGTGGTATCGGTTAGATTATAAGTCCCCGCTGGCATGTGGACATGACCGCCGCATCCGGCAGCGTTGAGAGCTAATTGAATTCCTGTTTGCGTCTTGGCATAAGTCACTCCATCCACTACTACCGTGGCGTTTAACTTTGCGAACGTGTTGTTGCCGGTGAAGTTGTTGTTTCCGCCCGCTGTCGTATCTCCGGTCCAAGCCGTGCAATTCCCCGCGCTTACGGTCTGGCAGAAGCGAAGGCTCTGCGCTGTAAGGCTGTAATAAGTTTGTCCCACCTGCGCCGCTACTTCCGTGTCGTTGTAGGCCGCTACGCCCGATCCCGCCTTCAGACGCGGACTCGGCGGAGTAAGATTTAGCACCGTGCTCGATGTCGTGATGGACTGGTAAGTGATGTAGCAGCCGCCTGGTGGAAGCGTGGTTGCTGGGCAGGCGATGACCTGCCATTGACTCCCGAGAGGGAAAATCTGTGTGTTATCAGGAACGCTCGCGGAATACGTTCCAGTTGCTGATAAAGTAGCGCTAATAGGCGTCTGCGGATTGAACGCGCCGCCCGACCAGCGATACGGCGGATTGTTCCCTGAGAATGTGAAGGTGATCGTGCCACCATTCCAAGTCTGCGAATCAGGCGAATCTGTGACCGTGCCGGTCAGCGATACGCTCTGCGCGTAGGTCGGCGCAGCCGAGAACAGGAACAGCAACAAGGTTAGGCACTTCCGCATTTTTACCTCGCCATCACCGTAAGGTTGGTCGCCGCTGCGGTCGTAATACAAAGCCCGTTAGCCGTCTGCGCGTTATAGGTGTAGACCTGCCCGGCTACCTGCGGTTGCGCGATGGTCGCGATGGTCACTCCGCCGGTACAGTTACTTGCCGCCGTATCGACTACGGTAATCACCCCGGTTAGCGTTCCTCCATTGATTACGATGGAATGGAACGTGGCTGCACCGCTTTTGACTTGCGTGTTAGTTGCAGTCGTGATCGGCGTGTATACGAAGCCGACTGAGCCAGCCAGTTGCGCGTTTGCTGGCCTCTCCCACACCGCAAAGAATGCAATGACTGCGACGAGCACCGTCTCAAGAATTGCGATTCTTAGAATCCATTTTTCTTTCATAGAGTTGGGGTCTCCTTTGATAGCCAATCCAGAACTTTAGGCCCAGTCATAACGTGCTTCATTCCCTGCATCGCGGCGATAGCCTCGGCTACGCGCAGCGCCGCTGTTGGATCGCCCTTCACCAAGTCGTGTAGCGCGAACAGAACGCCTACGCCGCTGCCGAGATTGCCAACATTCTTCAACTTCTTCTCGACGCCCTCGCGGATGAATTGCGAACGGTTGAATGGCTCAATGTCAGGCGGAGAAGGCAAATTGACTTTTGCTGAAGTAATCTCTGGTGGCTCTTTCGGCGCTTCTGGCTCCTCAAACTCGCCGGGGAACTTCGGCATCTTCGTCTCAGGAACATCCTCGTACAGTTTCGGCAGGCTCTTGAGTTTGTCGTTGATGGCCATGAGGCGCCCGACGTTCGACGGATCGGCACCGAATTGCCGTTTCCCTTCCAGTAGGCGCCTGACTGCCCCTCCAGCCTCGCCCTTCATGATTCCCGCGACGCGCTCGCCTACTGGAACGCCTTGTTTCACAACCGCAGGGTCGCGCAACATGCGCAGCATCCGCGGCAAGGGATTCACCGAACTGCGGTCGTACCATGACAACTTATAGCCCGACCAATCCTCTTTCAATTTCTCAAAGCGCTCGAGCAGCACTCCGCCAGCCTGCTTGCCGTAGTTGTCTGTGATGGATGCGCGTATCTCCGCATCCAGCCCGTCCCGCACGGTTTGCAATGCTTGACGAACGTCGTGCGGCAATTCCTTGTTATAGATGGAGTCGCCAAGCTCCTGCCAGTAGCCGCGCAACTGGTCCAAGCCGAGCATCTGATTCTCCATGAACTTGATCGAGCCATCCTGCCCCTCGATCATGTATTCCTTCAGCCGGCCGAGCACGTCGCGGAATACCTTGATGTTTTCCTTAGAGCCTTTAATGTCCTCTTTTTCCGCTTTCAGGACCGACTCGCCCACTTTGGACAGGTTCCCTTTCAGACTCTTAATCATGCTGTTGAATTGGTTCCAGCGGTCGTCCAGTGTCCCGCGCTCGGCCTTTTCCGCCTTGTCGATGTTCTCGGCGGTGTCCTTTACCAGCCGCTCACGGTACTGGACAAGGCGTTGCTTTGCCTGATTCAAACGGGAATTCTGTAAACGGGCCGAGGCTTCTTTTGTGGCGCTCTCCCCCAATTTCTTTTCGGCGGTTTCCACTCCTGCCGCGTGCTTCGATTTGGCCTCCTCGACATCCTTGGTGTGCTGCTCTTTCTTTTCCTTGATGCCTTTCTCGCGCTCTGCGATTTCTGCGGCGTGTTCGCCGCGCGCTTTTGCCATGCGCTCAGAGGCTTCGGTCTTGAATGCGGCGGTCTTTTCTCCTGCGGCCTTCTGCGCGGCCGCTTCTGCGGCGTTTACATCTTTCGGTGCGCGGTCGGAGATGTCGCGGATGAGCGTTCTACCGCCTTTGAGAACCGTACTTTCGCCTAGTGAGGTAGTTGCGGCCTTCTTGCCGCCGCGAAGGAGCATGATTTGAGTCAACAAGGATGCCAAGTCGTGACTTGTCTTTTCAGGGTCATCCACTACGCCATAGCCTTTTGACAAGTCTTGAGTTACATCTCGGCCAGTCGTAGCGAGCGCTGTGGGCACGGCCACAAGCGGATTTGCTTTTAGACTCTTCTTCCACGCTTCGCCGCTAAAGGGATGGCGCCAAGGGCCAAGCACATCCTTGCCTTGTTGGAGAAATCCTTTTAGCGTGTCCATAACCGGGTCTTGCGATTCAGAAATGCCAGCGCCTGATGCCGCTCCTAGTGCCGCGCCGCGCCCTATCTTGGTGCCCATACCCTCTTCATCGAGCAGTTTCCCGCCGTTAGCGATGACATGCAGGATATCCCCGCGCGAGACTGTGCCTGTTCGTCCATCCTTCAGTTGCACCCGTACTCGGTCCTCGCCATTCGGCATTAAGGCTTCTTATCCTCTTGGAAACTTCCCGGCGTATCCGCAGGCTTCGCGGTTCTCGATTGTCCTGTGGGTTTGAGCCAAGCAGGTAGAGGTTTGCCGGGACGTGCGTACTCCCACGTATCAGCCGCCGTCGCGCGCTTAGCCTCATAGCCGTTGTGAACAATCTCTTGAATCATTCCCATCTGGTCCTCTGGCAGCACGCCGCTTGAAGCCTGCGTGTACCAGCGCTGTACCCGCTGCTCGTAACTTCCCGCTCTCAACTCCTGCTCGATCTCCACGTTGGTCATACGGCCAGCGCCCTGCACCATTGTCCGCACTGCGGCAAATACCAGCGCGAGGCTGGCTTTGGCATTCCCGCGCTTGGCTGCCTCTACGTTCTTGTCGACGTCATCGGCTACCGTCTTTGCTTGCCGCGCTTCACTTGAGGCTTTGATTGCGTCGCGGGCATCGGCAATCTCTAACCCCCGCGTCAAAATATTCTGGTTCCTCCGTTCTTCATCCTCAATCTTCAGCCTTTCTTTTTCGTCACTGCGCTTTTGCTCGGCGTCCACCAACTTCTTCAGGTCAGGCGGAAGTTGAGGGTCGTAAATCGACCATTCCGTGCCCGCTGCATCGGAGATGATTCCTTTGGTCGGCTCAAACTTAAAGCGCGTTTTCTGCTGCGTTTCTTTGCCCGCTTCCGTTCCGGTCAAGTACAACGCGCGTTCCATCGCTTTCATCGGGTCAATCAAGCCTTTGTCCACCGAGTCGGCCAGTTCAGTTAGCACGGTCTGGTATTCCTTGGACGTGGACTTTGTGGACATGGCGCGAATCTGCGCGCTCACGCTCTCTTTGCCGATGCCAGGAATCAGCGAAGTAGTTCCAAATCCTTTCCCTGGCTGGAAGGTCACGCCAGATGTCCCGCCCCCAGGAGTCCCAACAGTGCCAAAAGGCTGCGGCTGCCCCCCCTGCTTGATTTTCTGTTGCAGTTCCATTAAGCCGAGAGCTAGTTGCAGCATCTTGAGTTTGTCGAAAGCGCCTTGCTGCCGCTCGTCGCGGAGTCCTGTACGGGCACCTTCGAGCTCGTTGCCCGCCCTGCCAGCACCTTGCGTTATAGCTTGTGCGAATCCGCCCATTATGCCGACACCTGTGACGGAATATTCGCGTCGCCGAACCACGATAAGCCGCTATCAGGTCCACCGATGTCTATTAGGCTAGGTTCTGTTGCGCTGCCACTACCTCCGCCGCTCGGCTTAGTTCGACCGCCAGTACCGAAGGAACGCAGGAACGCCATAAGTGCGGGAGTCATGTTTTGCGGGTCTTTGAACGTTCCTCCAGGCAAACCCAGTGACGCGAGTACCTGCTGCAAAGCGGTCTGCTGATTCTGTTGCTGAAATGGCGCTAAGGCTTGAGCCTCTGACGCAGCAAAAATTCCTGGGGCTTGAGACAACCCTCTTTCAGCCAAATCCCCTTGCACGCGATTATTGATGCTCTGGACGAGCGAGTTGTCGAGCGGGCGTTGCGCCTTCAGTACCATCGCGGTCAGTTTCTCTGGATGGTTTATAAGGTCCATCAATAAACTTTGGTACTGCGCGCGCTTGCGCTCCTCGATGACGTTGCCAACCTCGCCGGCGCCGAACAGCCCTCCAAGCAACGCTTTCATCCAATTCGGAGACGCAGCGGTATCGCCGCCACCGCTGAGTACTGACTTGAGGATGGCGTCGAGACTGCCTCCTCCACCGCCGAAATCGCCAGTGCCGCCACCGCCTGAGAGCAACGGGCCGAGATTTTGTAGTCCGTCCATGTTATGCCGCCACAAGCCCCTTAAACGCATCTCCACTCAACAATGAATCTACGAGTCCTCCGCCGCCGCCTCCGCTACCAGCCTGAGCAGGCTTTGATGTCGTTCGGCTTAGAAGTTCAAGCAACGAATTTCCACCACTCGTCGCCCCTTCTGGTGTAAGTCCAGTTGAACCTCCTGCCGTCAATCCGAAAAATTTGTTGATAGCTTCTTGAATATTCCCTGTGGCCGATGGATTGTTCCCCAATCCGGCGTTTGACCCTCCGTATTGCGCGAAATACTCTGGACTTAAACTGCCTCCTGTTAAACTCTGTAGGGTCGGCAACTGCTGTCCCACTGCCGCCGTCTGCGCCGCGTTCGTTGTCGGACTCTGGGGCTGCGGAGTCGTTGTCGCTTTTGGCGTTCCGGGTTTGCTTACAAGCGAATGAATCCCTTCTCCGATGGTCAATGCAGCAGCGGAGGATGTAAGAATCGCCGGAAGGAGGGCAATTATTTCAGGCATAGCGGCCCAGCCATCACCAAATGATTTCCACCAACTTGACTTCCTTTCGCTCGCTCGATGAGCTTTCTAAGTTTAGCTTGCGCGGGAACGGTCGGGTCAACAAATGTCATGTATCCGACGTACCCTCGCTCCAGCAAATCATCCATGAACCTGCGCAACAGCGCGGTCAGTTTGCCGAGCGAAGTCCCCGGCATGAGTGCCAAGCGGTAAATCATCGCTACGCCGTGGCAAGGCGCCGCAACGAGCACCCCGCAGATAACAGCGGATGCCTGTGAAGCGGCACCGCGTCGCATAACGATGGAACAGGGTTCTTCCACTACCCATATCCACTCGCCGTCGAGCCTGCCAAGTTGGTCGAAGCCTATGCGCAGTTCCGCTGGAATCACATCGCCTTTCTGATAGTGGCGAACGACTGTTCCCGTCAGCAGGTCGAGAACATTCACTGAATCACTCCGTTCGTAATGTTCCCGTGCCAGTGACCTGAACCGCTTGCGTCGATAGAAGGAGTCACTGTCATATTTTCAAAAGATTGCCCGCTGATATTCCACGCCATTGCTTCTTTGCATCCAACAACAACCATGTTCCAGTCCTTACCGAGTACTTTCTCAAAGAGGTCGTATTGTTCCTGTGATGACATCACTACGTTCTTACAAGACAGCAAATCTTTCTGACAGTGCGGGCATTTGAACAGAAATACGTTTGTGTGAATCCAACGCGGCTCTAGTTCTATAAGCCTCAAGAAATCGCTCCTGCCAAAACTCCGAGCGGCCGTGGCACGACATGGAACCCGATCGCGTCGATAGTGACCTGCCCAGTGCCGCTGATAATCGCGTCGAAGCGGTCGTGCGTGACGCCCACCGGTGCTTGCGCGTTGATGTCTCCCGTGGCGGGCAGTGGCACTGAGGTAGCGCCTCCCGCCACTCCCGCCACTCTAGGCTGTATCGTCAACTTCGCTGAAATAGCGTCCACGTAGCCGCGTACCCACACGCGTCGGCAGTACAAGCGCATGTCCGCATCTTTCGCCGCTGTAGTCGGGCTGCGCACGCTCCAAGCAACCGCGCCCGGAGTTGAAGAGCCAGCCACAGAGGTCGCCCAGGTCAAATCTCCGGCCTGCCAGCGTTGCATTGTCCCATCGCTGAAGCTGCCGAGAACGGTTACAGGATTTGCGCTCAATGTGCGCGCTTGCATGGCCGTCGAAATCGGGAAAGGCAAATCAACTACTGCCCATCCTTTTAGAACCAAATCGAAGAATAGCGCACGGGTAAGTTGCCCTCCGCTGTTTCCGATAGGAATGAAGAACGCACACCCTGGAGGGTTGGCGGTCTGCGCCGCCCACGACGAGGCGATGAAATTGGAATCAGCTACCACGATGTCCGCAACGTCCGCATCGTTCAGTGGGAAGAGATACGGTCGCATTTGTTCCGAGATGATGCGGTCGTTTACCCCGTCGAATACCGCGATGCCAAGGTGCGCAAGCCTGCCAATGCCGAAGCCCGGAAGGAACTGGATGGTGCGCGGCGCTGTGCAGCCCATGTCGGTAAGTGCCCGTTGAATGGTAAAGTTTGCAGCGCCGAAAACTCCGACGATCTGATAACTCGAAAAATTCTTGAATACTGCGAGCGAGCCTTCCGGCGGGATCCCCTGCGCGGCGATGGTGAAGGACATCAAGCCCATGCCTTCGGTGCCATCGTCTTTGTCGAGGAAGGCTTGATTGATGGGGTTCCAGCTATTCAGGTTGTTCACGTCGCACATGCGCAGCGAGCACGGGCCGTCCAAGCCCGTTGCCGTGTTGACGTTGAATGTGTTCCAGGCCCACAGCGAGCCTGCGTATACGGTTAAGTGCGAAGCGCCGGGAGGCGGAGGAGCGGCGGTATTGAGCAGTCCAGCTTCCTGCCAGATGACTTGCCCATCCGCAACGCGTTGTCCTGTCCCAGTCGGAAAAGTTGGTTGTCCGCTTCCGCTTGTTCCGCCCTGCACGGCTTTGTAGTAATGACCGTTAGTGGCCGTGGGCACAATTATGCTGTTCACAGCGTAAGACACGCTGGCCGTCCATACCGGAAATGCCGGCGTGAATTTACTGGTGATCGACACCGCAGTAACCGTCAGCGTCCCGCCTGAAGAGGCTCCCGCGCCAATCGCTGCCAGATTACGAATGATGATTTGAGTAGGTCCGGGGATATTAAGAATAGCGAATGCTCCGTTGTACACGGAGTTTCCGATGTTCTGGAGCAGTACGCTTCCCGGCAAAAGCGTGATGCCATGATTGCCTGCGAGCGTGATGGTGACGACTCCAAAGGCATCTACGCTGATTGCCGTAACCACTTGGGCTACAGCGGGGTTGGTTGGCGTGCCGGAGGCATCACTGTAGACTTGCGGCGGGTATGTATTCCCCATCGCCAGCGCCGCTTGATTTGTGAACTCCACAATTTGCAGTGGCATTAGAGCAGTAGCCTCCCGCCACCTGTTCCGCCTCCGCCACCCGAACCGCCTCCTCCTGTACCTCCACCGCCTCCCGAACCACCGCCACCTCCGCCTACAGAGGTAAACGAACTAAGTAGAGCTGGAAACAGCGCGACGATGTTGGAATTGTTGTAGGAGACAGGGAGCGACGCGCTTGAGCCAGCGATCACAGGCATCTTGAACAGCACGATTTGTTGTGTCGTGTCGCTGAAGGGCGTCAGCGTAGGATTCGTCGTCACTGTTCCGCCAGTGGAAACTGTCCCCACGGGAACCCCCGTTGGACTCCCTGTGGCAATGAATGTATTGGATGACGGTATCCCTGTGACCGTCCATACGATGTTCATTCCTGCTACAGAACCTCCGGCGTAAGTAATTCCAATGCCAAGAGCCGGAGTTCCTCCAGTGGTCGTAAAGATTGCCGAGGTAGCCGATTGCAGGCTGGCTTGCGTCACAGTAAATGAGTTACTGGTGACCGGCGAGCCGTCATCGGTATAGGTGGCGGTCAAGGAACCTGCACTAGGCTGAGGCACAGGCAATCCACTGGCGATTAACAGAAAGATGGAGCCAGAACCGCGGTCGCTATAGATGTTGTATCCCGCAGCATTAGGGACCACATTCCAAGTGAGAATGACTTTATGCGCGGGAGATGCTTGAACGTAAGTGGCGATGGGTGACGCCAGCGTTTCGCCGCCTACCCCATCAATCGCCGTCACGCGATAGCGAGCCGTGACGTTGACTGGCAGACTTCCGCCTGCTCCGCCGTCCGCAGTGCCCAAGTTTTGTGGCGCGCCCAGAGGCAAATCCAGAGCTTGCGCCAGCACAAGGTAATAGTTAGAAACACCTGTGGGCTGGAATAGAAAGATGACGAGCATCTTTCCTCGTCCAAGCGTAGGGACTCCGTTGAATTCGTGAATGCCAAGCGAGCCATCGCAGGTATGCAGAGAACCGCGCTTGGTGAGCAGAAGATTACTCATGCGCGGTACTGTCCCTTTTGGTTGAGACAATACTCCCGCACTGGCATCGAGGCCGCGTTGAAATGGACCATGCGTAGATCCTTTTACTGTCATGGCAAAATTAGACCGCCTGCTGGAGTCGGAGCGAAAACTTGTGTAGTATTCGCTCCGCCAACCTGCACGAACGAAGCGACGCCTTTATACGATGCCATCCATGCTTCGCCTTCGCTCTTGAATTGGTCGAATAAGTCCTTGGCTGCTTGACGGTCCAGTTCTGAATCACGCGCACAGCCAAGCAAGTACAATTTCAAAATCGCGTCCCATCCGTCAGGAACGGGAAGATTGAGCAGTGATTGCCCAGGTGAATAAGTTGTCCCGAACACGCGCCGCCCGCACCAAAACAGTGGCAATTCAGTGACTACTGTTCCAGAAGGCCAAGCCACCGCAGGAGAAGCGGAACCTACTCCGCGAATTAGCCCGCTCATATTCGCGCCAAGTTGAGAATAAGCGACAATTTCAGTGCCGATCATGGCAAAACCAAATGGCAAGAGGAACACTGCGCTGTTGGCAATCGGCACACTGGTATCGGTAGCCAGCATGCTTGCGGTAGTCGTTGTCACGCCAGCGTTTCGGTCAGGCTGGTAACTGGTTTCGATTACTTGGCGGTCAGTGAAGATGCTGATTACGACGCCGGTTAGAATTTGCGAATTGACCGTGTTGCGCCGGAAAAAGTCTCCACGCTTGCCCCCTTGCACCCAATATCCGCCGTACCATACATCGGTTATCTTCAGCCACTCGCCGGGGAGCACGTACAACGGATTCCCTGCCTTGGTAGGCACGCCTGCGTAGTCGAGTAAGCCTCCAGTGATGCGAGAAAGTTTTTTCAGCCCTTCATTTAACCAGCCGAATACGGTTGAGGCTCCAAATTGCGGTCCATCCATGTCTGGGTTGTATGCTGTGGATCTAGAAGGAGGTATTCCGGCATTGGAAAGCAAAAGGAAAGTAATAGGTGCGACGAAGGTTGTTATATCTCCAAGAACTGCGTTTTCCGCTCCAGAAATAGTTCCAAGATATATTCTTAATTTAGTGACAAGCGTTGAAATCGTAGGAGCATTCTGCGTTACGCTTACAGTGATGGCGTTCTGTCCCCCTGAGAGAATGACAGCAACTTCCGCAGATGGTAAGGATTCGCCCCAAGGAGTAAAAAGCGTGGCTTGCAGAAAATAAGTTCCTATAGAAAAGGACCCTCCAATAGCAGTAGTACCTACTGCGGAAAGGATAATCGCAGTGAACGGAGTTGGAGGCAGGTCAGGTATCTGCGCCCGTGCCCCCATGATGACATCGCCTACCAGTGCCACGTTTCACTCCCTACTGTCCCGGTGCGGTTGCCGGATCCGGCCAAGAGCCAGTATCCGCTTGCGCATCAGTCTGTGCGCTGGCATTCGCCGCCACTTGAGTTTCCGCATCGCCTACCAGCATGTAAATCTCATTGTCGCTCAGCGCGTGTCCAAGATTCGTCAACCTAGTCTTGAGCGCGTTGAAAATGTTCAAGCGCATCGCAGAGGGCATCTCAAACCTCTTTCACGAACGGCCTCACTGGATGCGCGACTATTTCCGTAGCCGCATGGGTAGTAGCGTTGGCCGAATCGGTGTTGATGACATTCATCACGTCAATCATCAGCGTGTGATATTGAGAATCGGTAAGTGTATGCCCTCCGGTTTCGAGGCGCTTACGTAGCGCGGCCAAGATGTCTAATCCAGTTTGCGTGGTTGCGAGGTTGGCCATTCGATTCCTCCTTAGCAAAAAAGGCTGAGCCGTTTCCAGCCCAGCCCTTTTCACCAGACGCGAGCGACAAACTTTTTTCTAACTGACTCCTGAAATCTCCAAGTCTAATTTCCCGGCAGGCGTGGTGCCGCCCATGGTTATGTCCGCAGTCAACTGGTTCACGTTGATGTCCACAAGGAACGGGATCAGGAAATCCAATCCACCAGGAACAACTAGTCCCGCCGCCAGCGATCCGCCATTGGTATACGGAGAACCCGTCGCCGCCGCAGTGGACATAACCAAAGGCGTTGTCGGGTTGTAGCGGAAGATGACGACAAACGTGGTGCCATCGGTAAGAATCAAGTCCAATAAGACCACTGTCGGGCTGGTGCCTGTGGCACCGTAAATCTTTGCGCGCACGTATCCGCGAGAAATGGTAGGCGTGAGGCCTGTGAGCGAGTAACTGGTCGGGCCGGTGCCTGTCACCACGTTCTGCGTCAGGAACAAGGTATCCGCTTGGAATGGCGAACCAAAGCTCGGAAGAATTGTAGGCAATCGGTTGGTAAACGACATGCTCTCTCCTTTTTAGCTCAAGCCAGTGATCGAAGTCGCTGTGCGCGGGTTGACGTTCGAGAGTTGCATCACGACTACAACTCTGCTCACCACAACTTCTTGGTTCGAGGCCATCAGCCAAGGCCGAATGATGAAGTACCCGCGATTGTGATAATTCATCCAGAAGTATGTCGAGTTCCACATTAGGCCAGTGCCCGCCGTGTTGTACTGATCCGCGAGCACCGTAGCGTTGTTGAACCGGAAGTGGTAGCGGATGGAGGTCTGCACCGGCTCCTTGTCGCTCATGTTGTCCACGGAGCGGATGATGGAGGTCGAGGTCGAACTTACGGAAGTGAACTGTGTTTTGAACTTTCCGTAGTCGAAGTTGTTCAGGATAAGCGTGTCCGGCTCGTCGTAGCCGAATACGATGCCTTGATAAGCGGTTTCCGCGTTCAGGACCGTCAGAGCTCCGCCTCCGTTGGCCGTTGCCGCCGTGGGATTCCATGCCGTAGTGGTCGAGCGGTTGATGCCCGCGATGGTGTTATTCTGCGTGGCTATCCACGCGATGATGTTGTCGATGTCGATGGAAGTGTTCTGCGGCGCGGTTCCGTACACGGCGCGCGCTAATTTGGGCAACAAAGACGCTGCGCAAGTCTGCATCTTGCCCTTCACGACGTCGATTGCGCTCGCTCCGCCGGAACCGAGAATGATGTCCAGCGTGGGAATCGCGCAAACCTGATAGTACGCGCGCCACACTTGGTTCGCGGGCTGGATGGAGTCGATAACCGCAGTGTTGAGCACCTGGTCGCCCCAGAACGCGCCACCAGTCGGCTCCTCTTGCGTCAAGAGCGGAAAAACCAACTCGGCACCCGTGACATGCTTGCCGCTGCGCTGCAACGCCCAGTACGTCGGCGAGGGCTTGATTACGATGTCCGACATGAAGGGCGCGATTTTCTTCTGGGAAATTGCATCTAGGGTATTTACCATGAGGGCACTAGGTGATTGAATACCTGTGCCAGTGACTCCAGCCGCCCACTCAACGGGACCGATATACTCGTAGGAATCACGATGGATGATTTCCATCGTCTCTATGTCGAGTACGACGCGAGTTGAAATACGTCGGGCTTTCAAGATTTCTTCTTGCATCTTCGTCTCCCTCAACAGGCGATTCCTATTACATCGAACTGAACTTTCTCGTGCGGACATTTTCCGTCTGGACTGTGTGCCTTGCCTAGATTGCAGTTAAAGCAGTGCGCAGCGAAATCTTCTTTCGGGTAGCCGTTCTTCCTCAGCCAGAGGTAGAGGGCCGTACCGCCTCGCGGAATGTGGGCATACAAGTCGGGACGGTTTTTGTACCCGTAGACGTGCTCAACCGTGAGGAAGCCCTTTTCGCTTTCCCCGCAGCAAGAGCACTTGCCGCCGTAGGCATCAATTACTTCGTCTTTCAGTGCTACGCGGTAATCAACGTGATAAGCGAGTGTTTTAGCGTGGTCTTTCCAGTACTGCCTCTGGTTGTACTGACGTATTTTTTCTGGATGAGTTTTCGCATAATTGCGACGGTACTCATTGAATTCAGCGCGGAACTTATTCCTATGGCGGAGTACCTTCTGTACGCCCGCAGCTTTTCGCTGTTCTTCGGTCAGATACTTTCTTGGTCGTCCTCTGCCCATGTTCTCCTCCGCAGCTATTTTACACTGCGGTTATTTCGTGGGCGCTGCTATCTGCGCTTTCAAATCCGCCAACTGCTTGTTGAACGCCGCTTCCTGTGCCGCCAGTTCCGCTTGCTTCTCAGCCTGAAACTCCTGCCGCGCTAGAGCGATTTGCGCGTCGCATTGCTGCTTGGTGGACTGGATGATGCTCTGCGCGTTCGCGCTGTACTGGGCGATTTGCGCTTGCGCATCGGCGTTGGCTTTGGCGATCAAGTCGCTCTCCGCTTTCGAGAGGTCGGCCTTCAACGTGGCGAGTTGCCCCGTGATAGCCGTTATCGCTTGGTCGAGTCGGTCGCTGAGTGCTGACATCCATCACCTTTATACTGGCGCTCCGAATTCGTCTGGGTTGGCCGCGCCCAAGTCCGCGAGCATCTTGCTCAGTTCGGGATCGGCAGCCACGTCGTCGCCTAGCCCTTCCAGCCCCTTCTCGGCCACCATGCTCTTTTCCGGTTTCTTCGGGCCAGTGGCGGAAGTCGGACGGCCGGATGCAGCCAAGCGCCCGCGTGTCTCGCCTTCCTTGATTCCCTGCTGCCGCGCTTCGGCCAGTCGTGTCTCGAAATCTTCATCACGGGTCAATTCGACGATGGCCTTCTCCACCGACGGGAAGCCGTACTCGTCGAGGAGTTTGTTGGTTGCGGCAAATTCACGCACCTTCTCAAAGGTCATGTCTTTGTGCTTGCTGCTCTTGGCCAGTTTCGGAGCCAAGCGGTCGAACTGCCCGCGCCAGCGATCCTGCGCCCAGATGGTTGCCATGCGCTCGGCGGCCGCGCCGAGTTTCGTCACCGTGTCTTTCAGTTCCTTTACCGTGGCATCCACGGTGCCGTAGCGTTTCTTCACCGGCGCCCAGAACGGGTCGGTGTCCAATTCGTCATCGGTCGGAGGATTTTTTTCCTTGCCAACCTTGGCCAATTGTTCATCAAGTTGCTGCTTGAGCGCGGCGGCTTGCGTGGCGAGATTGGTTACTTCGGTGAACTTGTCCTCGGTGGCCTTCATGCGATCGGCAAGTTCTTGCTGCTTCTTGCGCGACATGCCGCGCAAGTCTGCGAGCGTACCTTTTTCTCCATTCACAACGATTTCAATGCCATCCGCGAAAGTCTTGTCGTCGTCAAGGATTTTCATCAAATCAAGAGCCATGATTCATCTCCTAGAACATGCCGGGGCTTCTGTTCGTTCCTCCCTCGGCTCCAGGCTGCGGTTGCGCAGCCCCCATCTGAATTGGGTTTCGTACCGCCGCGTTCACACTGCTGGCTTGCTGCACTTCCTTGATTACTTTGTCGATCTGCGGAATAAGTTTGCTGATTTGGCCGCTGACGTTGGGCAGCCGTTCGAGGTTCTGGACAAGCAGGACAGCAAAAATCTGCTTCATCTTCTTCAACTGCGAAAGCAACTGGCCGGGATCTGCGCCCTTCAATTCTGAAACCTGCGAGGCGTAAGCATCACCCGCGCCGGGAGTCTCCATGCCCAACCCCGGACCTGCGCCAGGAGCGCCAGCGGGACCGCCCGCAGCACTGCGATTCTGCATCGCGGACATGAGCATCTGAAGCGGGCTGGTGCCAGTGGCCATTTATTTCTTTTTCCCGCCGCCTTTGGTTCCGTCCGTCTCGATTTGGTAAATTAAGTCCAGTGGATCGGGGATTTGCCCCCCATGCACGAATCCGGGAGCTATTTCACCTAAGTCGTTCGGCGGCACAAGTTTGTCGCCTTCGTTGTCCACGCTGATAGGCGAAAGAATATCCGGCAGGACTCCAGGCATGCCGCGCCCGTAATCATCCGGGTAGAGTGACTTTGAACCTTTCTTAGCCATCGCCAAGCTCCTTCACGCCGCCGGTCTTTCCGACGCCGTATCTACTCTTGCGTCCTTCAGGGAAATCACGAAATGTTCTGGCGGGTACTTCGTTGTGCTCGGGAACCAAGCCGATATTATTTGCAGGGACTTCGCCGGCAAGCGCGGGCATGTGGCCGAATTGCTTGCCCTTCCAACTGTCGATGCTCGGAGAGAGCAGCACCACGCGCTGGTCGGTTTTCATCGGCGCGCGATTATGTAATCCCTTGCTGTTATCTTCCACGGTTCCCTTTCAAAGAAAGGGGAGTGTTTTGGATCACTCCCCCTGACTCATTGGTGAGGCGTTGCTACTTGCGCTTGTGGCGCCTGCCGCCCCGACGACCGCGCTTTTCTGCGATCGGCCCGAATTCATTGCGTTCCATAAGGCTTGCTCCTTTCCGTGCGACGGTGTTTCCACCAGAGCAACTCGCACTGACTGCCAACAAAATCAATATCGAGAGCTGCGCCGCCCTCTTCGCCCGCGCCCGCGCTTGCCTTTGCGCTTCTTGCTGCGCTCCGGCACGGGCACATCGTCTTTGCCGAGGTCCATGCCTTTCTTCATTTCCTAATTCCTCTACGCCCGTGCATGCGGTGCGCACGGTTTAGACGTTTGGACTGCCGCTTACTGGCCATGCGATGCGGCGTGAAACGCTTGACCGCGTAGCGATGCCCTCTCACCGGCGCCTCCGAGCGCGACGCCGCCCGTGATCGAAACGCTTGGCTTGCGTCTTGCTGCCCATGCGATGAGGCCCGAATCTTTTTACTGCGTAGCCGCGTTTGGCCATCAGGCAGCCTCCCGGCAATACTCCATGTTGGTGAGCGCTTGTGCCTGCAAGTGCTGCATGAATTCTCGGTCCTTCAGGTTACAGACGTTGGCGTGAGGCTCGTAGAACGCGGGATACTTCTGGCCGTCGATGGCGAACTGCGCCAGCCAGTTCTCGCCTTCCTTGCGGAGAGTGATTAACTCGAAGCGATGGCCTGCGGTCTCAAGTGAGTTGACAACATCGAGCACGCTGCGAGTGTAAAGTTATAGTACCGCTTGCTGTCTAGAGGGGTCTGAACGGAATGTACGATATTCTGAGTGCGGCACGCCAATAATCCAGTGGCCGGTGGCATCTTTTTTGATTTTGTAGCCTAATTCGAGAGCGTAACCGCTTGCGCACCAGCGGCGCAAGGTGAGTGAACTTCGGTTGTACTCCCGCGCGACAGTCGAGAGCGGCACCCAAACTATTTCACCGTCAGGTTGAGGTTTCAAGAATTGGCTCTCCCGGCTGGAATCGAACCAACATCAGCCTCCGTCGAGGCCCGCGACCCCTCAGTTAGAACTGAGTGCTCTGCCACTGAGCTACGGGAGAATGTCGTTTCGTTGCAGGCGCATTTCCACGGCCTTAAAACTTTCAGCACACGCGACTGATTCTTTTCAATCGGGTAGGTAGCAATCGCTGTTAAATGTTCTCCGTTAATAATCCGGTCTGTGTCCCGGTACTCGACGAACATCACACATTCGTTCGTCAGGTCTTGACATAATTTTTCAAGTTCCAGCTTTCCCGCAACGGAAAGAATAATGATGTCTTTGTCCTGCACATCCACTTGCGGCAAGAGGCGCTGGAGTTTTGCTACAACGTGAACAGCGTGAGAAGCGATTCGTCCTGAAGTCATGCACAGTTTGCGGTCGGACAAGTCAAGATTACGCAACACAACGACATAAATACGTTCAGTCATCGCGGCCTCTTGAGTTTTCCCATCGCCGCCAATTCCTTCTCGCGCAAATTTTCCTCGGCGAGTTCTTCCGCTTGCGGCAAACCCAAATTTTCCAACAGATACTTGGTGGGGATGAGTCCTGCTTTACCAAGCCCGCTTACGATACTCCGCAGCGCCGCCGCGCTCATCACTTGCAGAGAACCTTCATCCAGTTCGATGTCGTAGTCGCTGATGTCGCCCACTGGTTTCCACTGCGAGAATTGCGCTTCGCCGCGCTCGATGCGCATCAGGCGGTCGCTCAAGTTGCGATACCGCGCGTCCACGTAGAAAATGATTTGCGCGAGCCGCTGTAGTTTCTCGGCAAGCATTCTCCCGCGCAAGCGGGTCATCGGCTGCGACTGCCAAAGCGTTGCGTCGAATAGTTCTGGAGAAATGTTCCCCTGCCCAGGCTGGCCTTGCCGCGCTGCGGTATAGCCCTGCAACTCCTTCTGCAGCGCGAGCAGCGACGCTGGAACGTTCAGCATGTGCTGCGGAAGGGGAGGGATAGGAACCACAGTCGGCGGGTCGGAGCCAGCGTTAATCATCAGCACTTCGCCAGGGAGCCAGCCAATGCCTTGCGGGTCGAGGCCGGTATTGTTCTTGATGATGATTACGCCGTTGTTCGTCCTGACGATGTTCTCGAATACCTGCGTGTACAAGCGCTCGCTCAAGTTCTGTAAAGTGCGTGTCAGTTTTACCGGAGGCGGTCCCCAAAAGTTCGTGATCGTGGGCATCGCGGGAATACGAATCAGTGGGAAGGTTCCCAAATCATCGTCGGGAAGTTGCGGGCACCAATTGTTGCCGTCCGCGAGAATCACGTCCTCGCATTCCGTTATCCAGCGCCCATCAGGATATTTGTACTGGAAGCGGGGATGCACCAGTTCTTGAATCTCGCTGGCTGTGCCCGCATAGTCTTTTACCTTCTCGCGCGTGTTGTCGAACAGGTAGCAGTGGCGCAGACATACGCGGTTGTCGCGGAAGATTTTACGATCCTGTGTGCCTTGCTGCGATAGCGGGCTGGCTTCGGGAAACTCCAGCGTGCCGGGTACATTCGCGCCAGGGTCGGCATCAGCCATGTACATATGCGGCCGGACAAAGCGTCCGCGTTCAGGAAAGCGCCGGTAAATTTCGTCCAAATAAACCCAATCCTCAAAGATTAGCCATGACCAATCGCTGTCGGATTTCGCGTAAGGGTCGGGGAAAACTGTTTTCGGTTCTCGGCTTTGCAGCCAGGTAACGCCTTTGCCTTTGCGTGCCGTAGGATTGAAGCCCACTTGCAGGAAACCAAGATTCGACAGCATGGCCCACACCATTGTTTCAAGGATGCGGTTGTTGAACGAGCCTTGCCGCCAAGCGGACTGGAAATACTTCTCGCGGTCCTTGTCGCGGTCGCTGCCTTTTGTGATGTACACCTTTGGCGAGGAATCGGTGATGTCGGTTGCTTCGTTCAGGACTAGGGTTTGCAACTGAGGAATCTGAACACGAGGACGGAAGGAAGGAAAGTTCGGCTGGTCATCTTCTAGGTTGTAAAATGCCTCGATGTCCTCGAAGTAGTTCTTGCCTAACGCTTTGTCGCGCTCGTACTGGCTGATTCTTTGCAGTTCGTCGATTTGCCGCGCTACGCGCTTGTCGTCGGAGAGATGGTCTAGCAACGATTTAGTTTTTGAGCCTGTCGAGACTGCCTCATACCCAACGAACAGAGGATAGCCCATCTATTCGGTCCTCTTCTTTGGCGGGCGTCCGCGCTTCTTAGGCTCCTCGGATGAGAGCCACTCGGCAAGAAAATCTCCCGGTGCCTGTTGCGAGCCGGATTCGCTCTTGCGGAACGATTCAATCTCCGTGGCCATCCCGATCAAGTCCTTGGGACTCATCAATCCCGCGCTGATAAATACGTGTGCGTTCAGCATGAGTTTATCTTCTAGCGCGGCCCATGCTCCAGAACGGCCGTCAGCGCGCAGTTTAACAAACTCGGTGCCGATGTGCTCTAAAAGGTGGACGGCTTGCGCCCTGCTGATTTCTAGGGCTGCGTCCCTTCTCTCCGAATTTGACGGACTGTTCTCTGGCGGGCTATCTCCCGCTCCGCTCTCGACAACTCCTCGTCGGTCAACGGCGAGCGACTGCCCGTTCTTTGCGTCGGGGGTACTGCTGCTGCTCTTGGCTGGACTGCTGCGCTCTGCGGTTGCTGGCGGCATTCTGCCTCGACAGGATAGATGGCTGAGTGCTTCGAGTCGAAGCGTAGCACCAGTTCATCCTTTTTGTCATCCACATCCTCGAATAGCCGGAAGGATTCTTCTTCCAGTTTGCGCATCTTGGCGCGTTTGATGTGGATTTCTCCGCCGCGCTCTTGCGCGAGAATAGCGAGGATGCGCGTCAGGTAGCGGATGGCACCTTGCGGAGTGGTGTCAACGGGAGGCATTTCAAATCCTTCCTAATACCGAGTGCTGTTTCATTCGGTTGGGCCGCATGATGAATGCCAAATCTCGTTTCAGCGCGTCGTGCAAGGTGGCTTGAGGCTTGAGCGCCGCTTCTATCGAGGCCTGACGCGATTCTTTGGTCTCCAGATAGTTCGCCTTGTAGTTGGCGATGTTCGGCGGAGGATACTGCGCGCAGGCGATGACAGCAAGCAAAGCGGCAAACAAAATATCATCATGGCCGTGCTCGATCTCCCATCGCCCGCCGATTCCCATCGTGGCCATGTCCATCTGCCGGAGGAGTTCTTCGTCCTTGACTTCCAGCCCGCCGGGAACATTCTTCATGCCCTCGCGGAGTTTACCACGGAAAGTGGAATAGAGCAGATCGCGGGTGCGCGCGGTTGTTTCCCATCCGAGAGAATGCCGCTTGCCTTTTCCGTAGGTGGCATCATCCTTGCCGCGCCACACGTAGAGGTTCGGGTAGTAGTAAGTGTCGCGCATCAACTTCTGCGCCCACAGGCCGAGGTTCCCGGTCAACTCGATGTTGACCATCGCGTTGTTGTACCAGCGCCCCACTTTATCGAGGTCGTCGGCAATCACTTCAGGATTAACCCAGTCAGAGAAGCGCGCAACAAACTTTCCGGTGGTGCCGTTGAGCACGTAGTAGGCTGCGAAGTCTCCGGTGGCGAGTCCAGTATCCGCTTCGAGTCCTCGCGCGCAGTCCGCGCCGACGTAATACCAGCACTTGTCGCGCGGCTTTTCCCAAACGAGCAGTTTGCCCTTGCTGTTCTCGACCAGCATCGGCTTGTCGCCGGAGCGTTCAAGATGTCCTGTGACGATAGGAGCCTTGATGGTCTTTCGCGCGTACTGCAATTCTTGCGCGTTGAAAGCGGGGTCGCCGGTAGCGACGAAGGCTACAGTAGGAGTCCACGGGTATTCCTGCGAGAATTTCGCTTCGCTTCCGTCGCACTCGCCTTCAAGCACCAAGCGCATCCACGCTATCTGACCGCGCGTGGCGTTGAATGGCTTCTTCATCAACTCGCGTTCTAGGTCCGATGCTGGCGCGTCCGAGGCTTCCGATGCCAACCGTTTACAGGCGGGGTCATCTAGCCACGAGAGGAAGATAGGCGTATATCCGTTCCAGTCTTTTCCCTTCTTGTTAGCTCGGTTCCAGAATTCGTAGAATGTTTGACCGATACCCACACGCCCGAAGGCAGTAGACTCAAGAGCGATGATAGTATCCGGCGCCTTCGAGACTGCGGGTAAAATTCCGAGGAATGAATCTGACCCAGGATATTGAGCAGCTTCCGACAAATGTAACGCTGTAAGGGTGAGTCCTCGCCCTCCGCCAACGGAGCCGGCGGTCGCAATATCAAGTCGAGAGTCTCCGTCTTGATGATGAAAGATAAGGTCACGTGTACGAACTTCGCAGCATTCGGCTTTGATGTTGAGAGCTTCTCCGAGGTCGCGTGGGACACGGAACAATCCCTTCTCTGATACTTCTTTCAGGTGCGCCACGATTTCCGCGTGCGCTTGTACACGAGCGAGACAGTGGCAAAACAAAAGCGCGTCCATGAACGATGACATGCCTACCCTACGTGCTTTCAAAATCAGGACGCGGATCCATTTGCTTAATTCGTAGGCTTGTTTAATAGCGTCAAACGCTTTAACTTGATTAGGATTTAAAATAAAAGGCACAGAAACATTCAAGTCTCTGTCTTTCACTGGCAGTTTAGCTAATAGCCTGCGCGCTCGGTCAAGATTCATTGGCGCGTCTCTTCCCCCAAGACTTGCGTGATGCCTGCGCGGCGAGTTCTCTCTGTTCAGGTTTCGCCCAACGACGCAGTTGCGCCTGCCGCTTGCGCTCTAATGTTTCTGGATTATCTTTCATTCCTGTACGCGATGGGTTTCCTATTCGCATTGCGCTGAGTTTAGCGCAAGTTTCTGGAGACATTTTCTGGCCGCGATTCCATGCAACCCTTCCTCTGTTGACTTTAAGCGCCTTTTCATAAGCGTGCGGAGGAGGCTTTATTCCATTTCGTTTCAATCCTTCACTAATTGCCTTCCGCGCTTTTTCTGAGAACGGGCCGCGTGGTCCGGTTTTTATTCCTTTACGGGCCACACTAAGGGCAATGCGCTGGCTTTCTGGCATTCGAATCCCACGCCTGCACTTTCCCCAACCATCTATGCCGCCTTCTGAAGTATTTGTTAGTGGCACTCCGCTCTGTCGGAAGAAATTAATCCACCACTTTTCGTAGGTTCCCCAAGCAGAGAGAAAAACCCATTCAAGAACTGACAATCGAGGTTTCTTGCATTGGTCGTGCAATCGACGTAGCCAACGACATACGTGGGTGTTATATCCGTTGGATTTCTTACAGATAGAATCTTTCAGATGAGTTCGATAGCGTCTGCGCAAATCTGAGGTCTTTCCTACGTAGCGACACACACCAGTATCAGGATCGCAGAGCGCGTAGATAAACACGCGGCATGGTATCATCAGTGTCGGCTAAGAGCAGCTAACGGTTTCGACTGTTGATAAGCCATGTAACAGAGCATGGAGCAGCAGCATATCGTCCGTATGTTCCCATCCTTGTCTTTGTACCCGTTGTCTATGAATACAGCCTTGCCGATGTCTGGCAAGGTGTGACGGCATTGAGCCAAGGCGTTTCTGGGAACGAGTTCCTTGTGCTCCTGACTCCAGCATTTGTAGATGACAGGTACGCGCGACTGGCGCGATAGGACAATCTGCGCTGCGCGGTCGTATTCTCGCTTGAGGTCGTTCAACCTTTCCACGGCTTGCTGTAGCGGGGATTCGTGCCAGTCGAAGGGCATGGTGCGCGTGATGTTGGCTAAAACTTCTTTTTCTACCTGCGCGTGGCGGGCAGCATCTTCGTTCTGTGCCTTTCGCATTTTGCGCGCACCTTCTTCGGTGGCCAAGTCCGCTCCAATAAGATGTTGAGGAGGTTGCGAGTTGCTGGCGGTTCCCTCAGTCGTCGCTGTTCCTGTAGCTTGCACTTGCGCCTTTAGCTTTCGGTCAGCGGCGTTCTTGAGGCGCGTGGCTACGGCCTTAGCGCGTTCAGCGGCGGTAAATTTATGTCCTGGCATTTTCCTTCTCCTTCTGTCCAGCGTGATAGTTCTTCCAGAACAAAGTACCACGGCACGAACAGGAAAAATTCTCGGCAGTCTTTACGTCCTTGTCGAACAGTTCTCCAACCTTGACCATTGGCTGATTGCAGTGCGGACATATTGGCTGTGTTTCTGGAAGGCTCACTGTTTTCGTCCGCTAGTCATCGCGGCCATCGCTTGCTGCTCCATCTGATCCTGCGCCACGCGCTGCGCGAAGGCCATAGATTCCGCGTTGGCTTGCTCGTTCTTCAGTTTGCGCAACGCCTGCTCCAGCATGTTGATGGCGTAGTCCATGCCCGGAGTGCGCGCGAGGTCGATGGTCATCTTCATGCTCACAGGGTCGATGACCGTGAGCACTAGCGAGGCTCGCGGCCTGCTGTTCGGAGCGTCCATTACACCCACCCTCTCTTCGGCGGAAGGAAGCGCACCGCTTGCCGCGCAAGACGTTGCTCCCTGTCGGTCATCTCGCGGCGCCGCTTCAAGATATTCTGCTGGCGCGCCTGCGCCTTGATCTTGGAGCGCGTCCAGACGTGAACGGATTGACAAGTGCGGCAGAACAGCGTGTAGGATTTACCGTCTCGATTCTCCGAGAGCACGATGTCGCTGCGCTCGCAGGTACCCTCAAGAAAATTCCTGCACTTGGGAATTTCCATTACGCCGCCTTCGCAAAATACTCTTGCGGTAGAGATTTGCGAATAGGGATGCCATACTCGTCAATTTCGTTTACGTTGAAGATGCCGAAGTAATTAGGATTCGGCCCTAACTTCACAGTCGCCGTACCGGGCAATAAATAATCCCCGTAGAAGTATCCATCTAAGTGAGGATTCTCCACATGGTATGTATCGGCTTTGCGGAGCGAATTTGCTTGCAGCCAAGTTCCTGCCGGAAGGTTTTTGTCATAGGTGACGGCAGCACCCTCGAATCTTCGACAGACGTAAGAGGTATCGCCTTCAGATTCTACAAGGAAAACGTTAGGAAACAGTTTGCAGAACTGCGCGAATAGGTCGGGAGCCATCGCAATCAGGTCCGGCTCCTCACGACCGAATACACATTGCTGGTATGCATTTTCAAGCATGGCGAATGTCAGCGGATTGTTTGGTGCGACGGGGGTCGCGGGCAGTACCGCCTCAACGAGAACTTTGTGAGCAACGGCGATGACAACTCCAGCCGTAGCCAACTTCTTGAAAAAGTCTCGGCGTGAAAGACTCATGCCCTCTCCGAGAACGCTTGGCATCCGCACAGCAAGCACGGACCTTCAGGATGCGAGGTGGCTCCGTGTCCGCAGGCGCATTGCGTGTCGCGGTCTACACGCGTGCGCCCGCTCAACAAATGTTCCGGGTCAGGAAGAGAGTCCGGTGGCCGTTCACGCCGCGCTGAGGGATTCTTCGGCAATGGTCTGGTCCTCTAGCACTGGAAACATTCCGATGTGACGCTGGTATTGCTCCAGAACGTTTGGATAAGAGCGGCCGGCGCCGCACTTATAGCAGTTGAAGCAACTGAGAATCGGCTCGCTTGGAAAGAATGCCGGGGTGTCCTCTGCGCCACACTCGGTGCAAACGTACTTCTGAAATTTCATCTCCATCGTCGGGGAACCTCCAATCGGGAGGACGATACACCTTTTGGCCTTGCTACGCAAGCAGGTTCCGTGGTAGCGTGCGCTAATGAGCACGAGGTCTAGCATCTACTACTCTCACGAGGACAACATCCACATCTACCTTGGATATATGAACGGGATGGTCTGTTTCGACTTGCCCGGTTTCTTCTATTCACTGCCTGCCAAAACTTTTTTGGCTTACGTCAAGGCTGCGAAGGGAATAATGGATACAGCGGATTCTCTTAATGGGCTAGACGCAGTTGAGAATTACGTCAGAAACGAGAGTTAATTGATGGCTGGATTGCAGAGGAAAATCAGAATCAAGAAGTTCGTTGATCACTGGACTGTTCAGTGGCCGTTGCTCAACTTGCCAGATAAAGTCTTGGAAGCGCACTATTCGACGTTCGAGAATGCTGCGCACGCAGCGCTACACGGATTCCCTGAAGTATTCGGGACAAACGCATGGATGAAACGCTCAACGAACAGGTAGAGGAAGCGTTGCGCCGGCGCATGAGCGAGATCGGGCGCAAGGGCGGACGCGCCAAGAGCGAGCGCAAGAAGCGCGCCTCGCGCGAGACGCTCAAGAAGGCCAACGCGGTACGCTTGAAGCGCAGGGTGCCAGATGGTAACAATTGAAGAGCGCAACGCGCTGTACGCGGAAAGGCCGCGCAAGTTCACAGCGCAGGACGTGGGTTATGAACCTTCTCAGCCGTACGGAATCTTCCGTTGCAGCTCTTGCCTGAGTTTCTACGTGCGGCTGGTGGACTTGAAAGCTACCTGCGATATTTTCCGGTCGCCTGAAACAGACGAGAAAGGCGTGGACCCTGGGTATCGCTGCCGCTTCTGGACTACAGACGGCGAAACGTTCCCGATGCTGAAGGAAGAAAAAGAAAAGACCGTGGACCGTGGAGGACAAGAGTGAACACGCAATCAGGTGAAGCGCCGCTGTTGTTCGATCTGAAGTTTGCCCAACTCTGGACGGACCTTTACTTTCAGTATTACGGGCAGCGCAACGGTTGGATGGCGGGCTTCGTGCTGTTCGCGTTCAACGTGCAGTTTGGCGCGGGGCGCAACTCGATCACGCTGACTCTTTTCAACTTCAACGTGCTGGCCAGTTGGAACGCGCGGCGCGCGACCGTGCCGAATCCTGCGCAAAGCCAGATGCAGGCAAAAGGCCCGAAATTGGAGATCCGCTGCAACTGCGGAAACGTGGCCACCGCGGTAACACCGATCTGCGAAACGTGCGCCATGAAACTTCTTGCTCCTGCAAACTAGCGGGCGAAGCGGAGGAAGTGATGAAGATAGCGAAACTAATTGTGCTCATCCTAGTTCTTGTCACGCAGGTATTTTTACTCTGGCGAATTCACGCACGACACAAGATACTTGAGCAACTACAAAAGCCCGTACCATTGAGCAGCCTTACTGCACCCTCCGACAATTGGACTTTGGATTTCCCTCTAATTACTGGAGTTGGCTCGCTGCAATTCGCGGCTGGCGTAGAACCAGTTTGCGAGATTCTCAGCGGTCAAACCGAGTTGAGAATTCTCGGCAACCACACATGGAAAGACTGTGCGCGCGAGTTGCGCAAGGCATACCAGTCCACTGAGGAGCAGATTCTTAAAGAGCGCGCTGCACATCGGCAGGGATGTCTTGAACCGAATGCGAACGTAGAAACACAAGGTAGGATATGAACGCCGACGTAATCGAAGCGAACTTGGAAGGGGTGCTGCCCGCGTTCCTCTACGGCGCGACATTGCTGGAGATGGGCTTCAAGTTGACTAGCGAAGGCGAGTGGATTGTGCGGTCTGAATTGTATTGCTTGACGCCCCACGGAGTTTGGAAAGTTGAGTGAGTATCCTTCTCATCCAAGCGGATGCCCGCAGTATCCCCCTCGCTGACAAATCCATCCATTGCTGCGTGTGCAGCCCTCCTTACTGGGGTTTACGAGATTACGGAGTTGCTGGACAACTAGGACTGGAGAAAACGCCCGAGGAATACATCTCCGCGATGGTGGCAGTTTTCCGCGAAGTGAAGCGGGTGCTGCGGGACGACGCAACCTGCTGGATTAATATGGGCGACTTCCGCCCAAGCTAGGTATTCGTCGTTCATGAACGTTCCGCTCTCCGAGCAACACGGCGCTGATGAGCGTTGCCGGAGAATTTATTATGTTTAATTATCGGATCGAGCGTGGCGGGAGCATGTTCAAACGAAGCAGGCCAGCCAACAATACCGGATTGAGGTTCGGCTACTTTGCGGTAGCCTTTGAGCCAACTTAGAATCCTGAGAATGATTTTCTTCATCGTCTTTTCTTCTTCGGCGCAGCCGAGGGCGCCGGTTTCTGTTCCTTATTTAACACCTGGCGCTTGAACGAGCATAACCCGCATTGGCAATCCACGTCGTGCGAGTCAGACGCCATTCCGCTTAGAGGTCGTTGGCTTTTAATAGAAACGGGAGTTTGTTTGTCATCCACGACGTCAGGAGTGAAATCCGGGAGCGGATCGGTTCCCTTGTAGGCTCCGGCGGAGGCAACAGGGACAGGAGCAATTCGTCGAGACGGACCAGCGCCCCGTCCAGCCACAGGAACGTCTGGTACCCCAGCGCCGTCTTGATGGTCACGATTCTCATGCCCAATTCCTTCAACCTTAATAAACTCTCGTGGATGCTCTATGTGGATCGGAGGAACAGCAACATATACCGTCCTGCCGCTCGCTACATCGTCTAATTCTCGCCGCATCCACTCCGCTAACTTCAACCCCACTTTGTCCGCAGATTTTTGCCACCGGTCCAACTGTTCCGTGTCCAGCCTTAATTTGTATGTCCTCGGCGGCATCGTGGGTACGCTGCGTGGGTACAATCTCATGCCGTGGGTACAGTGTCAACCGGTTTGTGGGTACACGCCACACCACCCCAAAATCCTAAACTTCATCGTAAGCAGCTTAGGAAGAAAATACTACCCGCAGAAATAAAGGGCCGCGTATTCGCAGCCAGAGAGACGGACTCGCGTTGTCGACGCAGGCTCGAAAAAAGATGATGGGGTGCCCTTGCGATTGTGTTGGCCTGATTGCTTGCCGATCGCGCGCCAGTGTTTACGCTGGGATGATGCAGTCTTGCCAAGAGGCTAGATGTCCGCCGACGCAGTGCAAGGCACGCTTGTACAGCGGTCGCAGCGCTTCGATCGCGTCGCAACCTTGGCGATAGCTCTCGAATGGCCCAGCGACGACGCCAGAGAGCGTGTCTCCGTCTGCTTGAACTACGAAGTATTCTTTGACGCGCGCGGGCCCGAACCCGCGTTTTATCATGTATTCCATAGGTATTTGCCTCGGTTAACGTAAGAGTTGATTACGTTAATTAGACGCGCTAGAAACAAAAGGAGTTGCGCGATAGTGTACATTTCCTCACGTTTTCGCCACTACTAATTGCGGTACTACTCGACGTATGTTTGGCCCACGCGCTCCTCTTTCGCTCGCTTGCGCTCCGCTCGAATGCGCACCCATTCACGCCTCGCTTCCTCGCCTGGCACGCGCCCGCTCGCTCGAATGGACCGATGGCCGGCACGAGCTCCGCTGATATGCCAAAGTCTAGAAGCAAATTTGCGCGTCCAATTTTTTTTACGCACGCCCGGATTTTTCCGCTTTTGCGTGCAGCGTTGTATAGAGGATGCCTTTTCGATGTTCACAGGAGCACATTGGAACGCGAAAGACAGGGGACTGGCAAGGGAAAAGATTTACAGGGCGTGTTTTACAGCAAAGTGTCTGAATGCTCGATAGGTCATTTTGAGTAGTTTTGCTGCTTTTGTTCGATTACCTTCTGTTTTCTCTAACGCTTCAATGAGTAACACTTTCTCTGTTGCACAGATACGCTCTTTGAAACTCTTGGTTGTCATATCTACTTCTTTGTGTTGCGGACGGCCTAAGAGTGTCCAGATGTCCCGGTCTATAACGTTTTTGTTGTATCTTGGCTGAAGCCACGCGATCAGCAACGCCTCTAATTGCGCGGCTTGTTTATCGGTCGCACATTGATAGACGTGTAGGCGACCGCACTCCTGAATGGCTCTTGCCGCGTTCTCATGTTCTTTACGTGAGAACCGCGTTAGTGGATTTTTCCCTTTCCCTACGTACAACGCGGCCGCACCAGAAAAGAAAACGTACACACCTAGAACGGTCAATCCTCTCAATAGGTTGCCGGTTATTTCCACTGGCCTGTCTGTTATGGAAAGCTCTCTGATTCGCGCCTCTACTTGCATCTTCATTGACGTATAATGTCACACTTGACGTAAATTGGCCAAAAAAAGTGACTTTAATCGTCAAATGACGGTATCCTGCGCTGTCTCATATTGAGCAAGTCTCATGTGCTCAACGCGGAGTGCTTTGGAATCTCTCTTGCTCTATTCTTGCTTGTGGAGCGCAGAGAAACTGCAGGCGGACAAAAACTCCAATGTTTCTCGGGGTAATACGCTCCACTAAACTTAACAGGAGAGTGTCATGGCTAAATCAGTTGTCACAATCGAGCAAATCATGGCCGCTGTAGAACAGGACGATAACTTGGGCATTTGTTTGGCGTGCGGAGAAGAGCAAGGCGGATGTGAGCCGGATGCGCGCGGCTATGAATGCGAGTCTTGCGGCCAGCGCAAAGTGTACGGCGCCGAAGAACTGTTAATGATGTTTGCCTAGTCTCTCACAGGGAGCATTCGCGGGAGTGCTTCCGATGAGGTACTCGACAATGCAGACCGTTGAGAACATCATGCGCACGCACAAGATAAAAGAAGTTATCGCGGAGTGCCAGTTTGAACTCGCGTCTAACTTCGACGCGCCTGCTATCCGCATCATTGCCTATCACGCGTCGCGCCTAGCAATGACCTATGACGAGTTTGCTCGCTTGCTGGAGGTGGAATCGTGAGTACTACATCCGGTCTCTTTCCAGAAGAACAGCCAAGTTTAGGCTTTCCTGTTCCTCTCTCAGAACGCTACCGACCTAAGACTATCGACGCGTTCATTGGCCTAGAGAAGCAACGCAAGGTACTCTCTGCATTCGCTCGCCGGCCGGTATCGTGCGCTTGGCTTTTTATCGGGCCTAGTGGCGTTGGCAAGTCCACTATGGCGCTGGCACTCGCGGATGAACTGCAAGCGGACTTGCACAAGATCCCTTCCCAAAAATGCACTGTGCAAGCCGTGGAAGATGTCGTTCGTATGTGCTGGTACTGCCCGCGGACGCCTAACGGTTTCCATGTCGTCCTAGCCGATGAGGCCGATCAGATGTCGCCTGCAGCACAGCTTGCCTTGCTGTCTAAACTCGACTCGACAGACCCGGCGCCTAATACTATCTGGATTTTTACAGCGAACGATGCGGAGAGACTGGAAAAACGTTTCTTGTCTCGCTGTCGGGTGTTGGAGTTTTCCAGTTATGGGATGCGTAGCGAGCTCGCTTCATTCCTAGCGCAAGTGTGGAAGTCTGAGACTGGCACGGATGGCACGATTGACTTTGAACGCGTGAGCAAAAATTCCTGCAACAATGTCCGCGATGCACTCCAAACGCTAGAAGTAGAATTGCTGGCCGTATGAGTCGCATCCAAATCAGCGGGAAAATTGTGAAGTGTCCTTGCGTAGTCTTGAGGCTCACGACACACAAGCGGTATGAATGCTTACTCCGCGGAGACCAATTCCACGTTACTCGTAAACGTACAAAAGTTTAGCGCAGGCCGCCGCGCAGAAGTGCGGCCAAAGTCCGGTCAGGACTCTAAACACGAAGGCAGTATGCAAAGAGCATCGGTAAAATCACGAGAGGAATTTGTAGGGTTGATTGTTGGGCACGCTTCAGGTCCAAGCGGTATAGGCTCTCAAGATGAACGTGCACGGATTAGTGCCGCACAAAGATTATTGAGGTATGGCGCGACTCTGGGACGCATCGCAGAACGCCAGTGCAACGGGTACCAGACTTGGGATTACAAATGGGACGAGAAGGCAGCCGCACGCGATGAAGCCAAAGAGGAACGCATCCAAGCCGCTGTCACAAAACTGTGTGTCTCTATTGGAGTAACTCCTGTTTTCGGCGGAGACCCGCGAGGCAACACGCTCAAGATTGCCGTGCCAGACGGCTATACCAACGACTGGGGACGCGAAGGTATCGGAGTCCCAACGTCATGAGTTACCGCGATTACGGCTTCGAGAAGCGATACATCCCGCAAGAGGCGCGTGTGAGGCGCCTCTTGGCTCGCTTGGGAGTCCTTGCGCTAGTCACTATCCTGACATTTATTTTCTACGCTTGGCTTTTCCAAGCGGATTGGTTGCGGCCATGATTACCACCGTGCGCATAGCGCCTGTGGAGAGATGGTGCGAGGCTTCGGCTCCTCTTAGTCATCGCCACAACATGACGGGAATTATCGGCGTACCAGTGTCTATCTTCGTCACTGATACGCGCTTTGACCGCGTAGAGCCTGCCGGAGATGCGTTGTGCGGCGGGCGCTGGTGGCTGCTCGAAGAATCTAGCCGCATGGCCCTGCAAGAACTCATCGGCGGATGCGTGGTGGGCGACATGATTTGCGAGCACATGCTGGCGATGGACTGATGGCCAACAAGACCAGAGCTCTGCAACGTAGTAAAGCATACTTGGAGCGCAACGGCTGGCAAGTGGCCATCGTCGAGCGTTGGATACCTCCGCGCGGGGCTATGAAGTTTGGCGTGCGCAAGGATGTGTGGGGCTTCGGGGACCTGCTTGCCTGCCGCAAACCTGAGAACAGTCCGTTTGGCGAGATCGCCTTGATACAGACTTTCCCAATGGCGCGGTGGAAAGACCATGCAAACAAATTAGCGGCACTTCCTGAGTTGCTTCGATGGAAAGAATCTGACGGCTTGGTTTTTATGCATGGGTGGGCACTCAAGCCGAAGGATGGCGTACGAGGGGCCAAGAAGGTCTGGACGTTGCGCGAAGAAAGTTTGTAATAGTTGTTGACACGTTTTACCACATTATGCCACTATGTGCCACATGAGTACCACGTCAGTGAGAATCGCCAATGAGCAGTACAAAGACTTGAAAGAAATATCAACGAAGCGAGGGCTGAAGATTGCTCAGGTAATCCGCCGCGCCCTTGCTCGCTACATAAATGAAGCAAGGAAAGGATAAAATTATGGCAACGTGGATTGAAGATAAAAATGGAAATCGCTGTTCGGTGGAACGATGGGGTTCGCACGAGTCCGCACAAAAAGTGCTGGCTAGTCTTGTAGGCTGCTCCGACTGCTCCGACTGCTCCGGCTGCTCCCGCTGCTCCGGCTGCTCCGACTGCTCCCGCTGCTCCGACTGCTCCCGCTGCTCCGACTGCTCCGGCTGCTCCCGCTGCTCCCGCTGCTCCGGCTGCTCCGGCTGCTCCCGCTGCTCCGAC